TCAGTCCGTTGGGGGCCATAAACCAGAGTGGCGCATGATCCTGGGATCGACCTCCGGCGCGTCCCATTTTGAAGCAGCAACCATCCATCGCTCAATCTGTGCCTGAAGTCCGGGGTCGTCCGCGTGCAGGTGAAACGTGTAGAGGCGATTGACGATGTCGCGCATCAGATCACGCATCTCATCTTCGTCGACATGCGAGACATCCGTCCAGGGGATGCGTCGACCGTCTGCATCTGTGACAAAGACATCCGAATAGTCGCCGATCCGGGTGACAGGGGTCAGTCCGGAATGCAGTGTTTCCAGCTGGGTATTGCGCACGCACAGCATCGCCATGATCTTTGCGAGATTCGCAGCGACGCGTTTTTCATCTTCGGGTTTCATGCGGTCAGATTAGCGGGGTTGCGGGGCGCACGCCATCAATTTGGCGGATGATCTGTCCTTTCACTCGCAAGCTCGCGCCTGCTCTCTCAACACCGCATAATCCGCCAGCCATTCAGCAATCAAGGTGCCTCCTGGCAGTGCTGCCAGCTCCTCGGCCACGCGCGCCTGCGCGGCCTGGCTATACTCGACCACGGGCGGGCAGGCGCTGCGCGCCGTGTCAGAACTCACCCCCGCGCAGGCGGTCAAGAAGATCATCGCGGCTGCGAGGGCGGTTTGAGGCCGCTTCCAGCATCTGACGTTGAATTGCATGTGTACGCTCCAAAGTTTCGAGTCGCTCGGTGGCGCGGCCTGCGCGCTCGGCCGTGCGGCGAAGGTTGATCAAAAACAACGCGATGGTGAGCAGGGCGAGGGCGAGAGCCGCCACTCGCCACGCCCATGGCCGGGCGAGCAGCATGACCACGAGGCTGGACCACATCAACGCAGGCCCTTCTTCCAGTCGTCGAGCCGCGCCCAGACGGCAACCGCGATCCCGCCCAGCGCCAGCGCGATGAACAGCCAGCGTAGCGTGTCGAGATGCGGCACCAGTGGCAGAACGACCCCTTGCGCCTCGGCCAGAACCTCCTGCGCCACCTCGACCCCGGCGGCACCTACTGTCGCAACCCCGGCTGCGCCAGTCCCTTTCAGCGTGCGGCTTTGCGCGATGGTTTCGCGCGCGGGCGGCGTTTCTGCCGCAAACGCCACCGCGCGCACCGGAAACCGCTCGCCCCAGACCCGAGCCGGTCCGAGGTCGATATGGATGAAGCCCGAGCGGGGATAGAAGCCAAAACCCAGAAACCCCACCTCGCGTGCAGCAGCTTCAAACGCCACCGGATCATGGTTCGACATGGCGATATCAAACGCCGTGCCATCCATGTGCTTCGAGCGCGCCGCGCCCCCGACATTGCGGTTATGCTCGGGCGAGCGATAGGCCGAGCGGACGATCAGCGGCTTGCCCAGCCGGTCGCGGAGCGCCTGCAGCTTGTCGAGCGCCTCGGGGTGCAGCTTCAGCTGGCCGGTGCCACGACAGGCGATCTCGGCTGGCGAGAAATTGCGCCAGCGCCAGAGGCTGTCGGGCACATCGCGGAAATGGCGGAAACTGCGGATGGGGTCAGACATGGGGTTGCTCCTGTGGGTGATGGGCATGCGAAATGGGCCGCAGCCCGAGAGGGCAGCGGTGGGGATGTGTCGGGCGTCCGGGGTCGTCAGCGTGCCAGAATGCTCTTGCGCGCTGGTGTCTTGAGCGCGCGCTGGGCGCTGCTGTCAGATGGCAACAGCCAGCAGCTGTCAGTCGCCATCCCGGCGCTGGAAGGCCGCAAAGATCAGATTGCGCATGTCATGGATGTCGCGCTCGATCCGGGCAAGGCGGTCATGATCGACGCGCCGGTCCTCGTCACGCCGCTTCTCGATGCGGGCGCGCTCCTCGGCCAGCTCCTGCTCGAGCTTGTGCAGCAGCGCCTCATTGGTGAATGCCTTTCTCGTCACGGCCGTCGCCAGCCCGGCAATGAAAGTGAACCAGACTCCGATGGCGGCTGCGATGCCATGGTCGCGAAACGCCTGCAGGATCTGGTCGGTCAGTGAAGAGTGCTGGCTCATCCGAGTTTCGCCCCCCAGAAGCTGGTCTGCTCGGCCGCGAAGAAGCCGTCATGGGCGCGGAAGAAGCCCTGCAATTCGACCGTGTCGCCCGCTTCCAGCACGGCCATGCTTTGGAGCCAGAGCGCTGTGGCCTCGGAGCGATGCGTGGCCGAGCTTTCGCCGTAGCTGCCGCGCAGCACGTCGGTCCCGTTGATCACCAGCCGCCCGCTCATGCGCGCGGAGGTGCTCGCATTGACCTTGAACATCAGCGTGGCCCCAAAAAGATAGGTGCCATCCACCGGGGCTATGAACTGGTTGTTCGCGGCATCAAACGCGCCCTGATCATTGTACTCGATGACATTGATGCCGATCTTCGTCCAGGAACCGACGCCCACGTAGTTGTCGTAATTGGTATAGCCCTTGAAGCGCGGCAGGCGGGGCTGATCGAGAATGCCGCTGGCCGGGTCAGCGCGCAACGCATCAAAAAAGGTGCTGCCATCGGGTGAAACTGCGAGCCGGAACGTGTCCGAGCCAAACAGCCCCAGAAGCGCGCGGGTCGAGAAGCCGGTCTGGAACAGGAAGCCCAGATCATTCGCGCTGGCCTCCTTGTTCAGGCTCTGGATCAGGCTGCCAGTGCCGCCGGCACCTGTGGCCAGCGCTGTCCACAGCGCCGCATTGATCTGTGCAAGGAAGGGGTTGTTGGCATCGGCCGTCGCGCCAAGCCCGATACGCGTCAGATCCTGCAGCGCGCTGGGCGTGGTGCCGATCCAGCCTGCACCGTCATAGACGAGCAGCACGGCTTCAGCTTCGACCCAAGCCCGCCATCCCACGCGCGGTGGCAGGCGTAGCCAGGCCCCGTCGGTCCAGAGCGCGACATTCAGATCCCAACCCGCCCAGTCGCCTGTGGCCCCCGAGGCCACGATATACCGATCTCCCTCGCTTGGGCTCGCCGGAGGGGCTGTCAGATCGCGCGCAAGCACCGCAAGCTGGACCAGCCCGTCCAGCAGGCGCAGCGCCTCGTTATGGGTGACGTGCTTCTGGGCCTGCGCGGCCAGAATATAGGGCAGCAGCAGGTTGCTGGTGGTGTCGGACATGGAAAATCCTGTGGTTTTGGTCAGAAGAAGAGCGTGACGGTCCGCGCGGCCCCGCGTCCGATCAGGGCGGAGAGCTGTGCGATACGGATGCTCAGCGGGTCGCCGGGGCCGAGCAGCGCGCCCCAGTCGGCGATCTGGTCAGTGCTGGAATAGAGCGCGCTCGTCGTGTTTGTACTGATCGTGCGTTTCACCGATGCGCCATCGAGGATATCGACTTCGTAAGCCTCAAGCTCTTCCCCGAGCGGCACATCGCCTGCGCCCCAGTTATCTGCCGAGAGTGCGCGCGAGCGGCGCACCCATCGGATTGTCAGATCGCCGGGGCTCCGCGCTCTGCGCCAGGGCTGCTGGACATGGGCCACCGAGAAAGGCCGCAGCCCGGCGCCTTCCGGCGTGAAACTGGCCGCCACATAGCTGTCATCACTGGGCGGGCGCGCGGCGGGTCCGATGCGCCAGTTCCATGGCAGGCCCAGATCGGCCTCGGAAATCGGCAGTGGTGTGAGGCTGTCATCAAGGACGACCACGCGCGCACCTTCCGGCGTGGGATCGCCCATGGCGCTTTCCGTGCCACGCTGGCCGCGCAACAACCGCGTCAGTCGATAGCGCCCCGGCGCGATCAGCTCGGCCGTGCCTGCCTGCACGATCTCCCACTGGCCAACGCCCGTTTCCACTGCCAGCGCATTGGCCCCGCCATAAAGGGCAATGTCCGTGACACTTTCCAGCGTGCCTGCGAACAGGTCGATGATCAGGTCATTGCCCAGATCGAAGCGGGAGGTGGGCCCAGCATGGAAATCTGCGACCAGCAGGCCCATCCGTGCCCGACTGCTGAATATGGTCAGCAGCTCGAACCCGTCGCTCGCGGGGCTGCGATAGACGGCCATCTCGCCGGGCCATGGCCGCGCATGGGCGGCGATCAGCGGGCGGTGCGGGGCAATCTCCTCGCGCAGCTGGGGCAGGTCGAGAAACAGCAGATCGGGTGTGCCAAACACCATGGGCGTGGCCAGTGTCGCGGGCCGAGGATTGCCGGGGGGCAGATCGTAGATCGCACGGTCCTGCCGCAGGGCCTCAACGCTGCGAAACGTGGAATCTGCCAGTGAGACGAGCCGCAAATCGACCTGCCGTCCGTCATGGTCGAGCGCGATCACATCGCAGGGATCAAGCGCAAGGCGCGACGGCGGCAGCCGAAACACGGCTGTTTCGCGCCCTGACCAGGCTTCCATCAGCGCGCGGCGACAGCGGCGCTCGGCCTCTTCGGGCGGCACGGCCATGGGGAAGCTCTCAAGCGCAATGCGGGATGTGTCCACAGTGATGCGCTGCGCCTCAACCTGTGCGGCGTCATAATCCTCATCGGCGCGCGCGACCTGCCATTTGAGGGCTTGCGGCAGCTCGGTTTCCTGCGCGCGGGTGAGTTCCAGAACTTCTGCTCCGGAGGCACCATCGGCGCCTGCGCCGGTTCCCGCAGCGACCATATCGTCACTGCTGATCACGGTGACGGCAGCGCGACCACGCATGACAAAGCGGATCACACCGCCCGTCTCGACGGCATCAAAGCCGAAATGCCGCGCGAGGGTCGCGATGGAACTGCGCGGGCTTTCCAGTGCTGCGATCACATAGCCCTCGACAGCGCCCCAAAGGCCCGAGACATCGATGCGGTCCTCGGGCAGCCCAGCGCGCAGGCAAAGCTGGCGGACGAGGGCGGCCAGCGACACAGAACCCAGCCGCCCGGTCAGCCAGTGCCCGAGCCGCCAGTTCGGGCCATCGGTCCAGACACCGGTGAGCGCGGGGAAAAACGGATAGGGCCGGGCATCCCATGTCCAAGCGGCGCATTCGGGGACATGCACCATCCGGTCGCCATAGACGGTGGACACCGGGTTGTTGTCTGCCTCGCCCCACCAGAGATAGCTTGCCTCCAGATAGGCGCGCTGGATCGCATCATCGCGCCAGCCGCGCGAGAAATAGGGGACAAAGCTCTCCGAGGATTTCGGGTCGAAGAAGACATTCGGCTGGTTGGTGCCGCGATCGACAGCAGGACAGCCCAGCTCGGTGAACCAGACAGGTTTCGACTGCGGCAGCCATGCGGTGGGTGTGCCGCTTTCGACCCCGCCGGGGCGGTTGAAATGCGGTTCGGACCACCAGCTGTGCAGATCCTTGTAGCGAAACACCCATGACTTGCCATGTGCGCCGTCAGCAATGGCCGTGCGTAGTTGCGCCGCGCGATCACCGGCGCTGGCATAGAACCACTCAAACCCTTCACCGCCTGCGATATTGGATTGCAGATAGGCGCGGTCATGGATGGCAGGCCAGCCAGTAAGCGCGTCGGCATGCGCAAACCCGTCGCGCCAGTCCGAGAGTGGCATATAGTTGTCGATGCCGATGAAATCGATGTTCGTGTCGGCCCAGAGCGGGTCGAGGTGGAAAAACACATCATTGCTGCCATCATCAGGCTGATGGCCGAAATATTCCGACCAGTCGGCGGCATAACTGATCTTCGTCCCGGACCCGAGAATGGCGCGGATATCTGCGGCCAGATCGCGAAACGCCTGCACCGCCGGATAGGTGGACGCGCCCGAGCGGATTTGCGTGAGGCCGCGCATCTCGGTGCCGATCAGGAAGGCGTCGACGCCCCCGGCCACAGCACAGAGATGCGCATAATGCAGGATCATCCGGCGCAGACCCCAGTCATTGGCAGGGCCGGTCCAGATCACACTCTCGCCCAGAATGGCGAAACTGCCCGGCGTCGCACTGCCGAAGAAACTCGCGACCTGCGCGGCGGCATTCGCAGTCTGATCGGCGCTGCCTGCAAAACCTGCCGCTGGCGAGCAGGTGATCCGCCCGCGCCATGGGAATTTGGGCTGACCGATATCGCTCGCATTGTCGCTATAGGGATCGGGCAGCGTGTTGCCTGGCGGCACATCCATCATCAGGAAGGGATAGAAGGTCACGCGCAGCCCGCGCGCTTTCAGCTCCCGGATCGCCTGCACGACGGCGAAATCCGCAGGCGTGCCACCATAGACCGGACGATCTTCGGAATCACGGCTCACCAGCTGCGCCGTCAGCCGCGTCACGCCATTCACGGTCCAGCTTGCATTTGGCGTGGATTTGTCGATGAATTCGACCTTGGGCCGGATCGTGCAGTTGCCTGCGCGCAGATCATCGCCGAACCAGGACACCACGAGGCTGACGCTTTCGACGCTCGGCACAATCGCCTGCAAGCGGTCCAGCGCCACGACCATATCGGCGGTGTCGGCGACTGCATTGGAATTCTCGGCGCTGCTGGTGCCGCCAAGTGTCATGCCGAACAGACCGGAACCGATATTTCGCCCACCCTCCACCTTGCGCACGACATCTGTCGCATAGGTGAACTCGCCTGCCGAAGGAATCAGCGTCACCGCGCGGGTCAGCCCTTCGGCCGTGTCGGGATCCGCGAGCGGGCGGAACACTTCAAAGGTCAGCTGCGGGATGCGGTTTCCATAATCGCCGAGCGGCAGGTCTTCGAACATGACATAGGCTGTGCCGCGATAGGCGGGCGTGTTGGCGGCCCCCATCCGGGCCACAATATAGGGATCAGGCTGCTGCGCGTCATCGCCTGTATACCAGCGCCTGGTGATGCCAGAGAGATCGAGCGGCTTGCCATCGGCCCAGATGCGCCCGATGCCGGTGATCTCGCCCTCACAGAGTGCAGCGGCGAATGACGCGTAATAGAGATACTCTGTCGTCCTGACCCGTGGCCCGCCGCCCTTGCCACCGCCGCGCTGCGTGGTCGTACGCGTCTCCTCCCGAAAATCCGTGGCCCAGATGATATTGCCGCCGATCCGCATGCGCCCATAAACACGCGGGACGACCGCCCCTTCGGTTGAGGAGGTGATCCGCAAGCTGTCGAGCCGCGCGCCCTCGATCCGTTGCGCAGGTGCCAGCGAGGAAATCAGCCAGCTGTCGATGGCCGAACCCACTGTCGCGCCGATCATCCCGCCGATCGCGGCACCCGACAGGCCAAGGAAGGCTCCACCAAAGCCCAGACCTATGCTGGAGCCGACAGCGCCGAGGACAAGGGTTGCCATTTGTGGAGCTCACTCAGGATTGGGGTGATCGGACGCGATAACCGGAAACAGGAAGGCAAAGGCGATGCGCCGTTGCCAGGCAGGGCTGAGCGGCTGCTCGATCACGCCGAGCCGCTCATAGGCATGGATGAAACTGTCAGGTCCGGTGAGGATGCCGACATGTTTGGCAATCGCGCGCGGCATCATGCAAAACAGGAGCAACGCGCCGGGTGGGGCATCAACCACCGGCACCTCGATCATCATCCTGCGCGCGCCCTCGGCCAGCACCTCACGTGACCCGGTTTCGCCCCAGTCCCTGCTATAGGGCGGGATCGGGAAAGGTTCGGGCCCCACAACCTCGCGCCAGACCCCGCGCGCCAGCCCGAGACAGTCACAGCCGACCCCGCGCAGGCTCGCCTGATCATGGTAGGGTGTGCCGAGCCATCTTCGCGCAGCCGCAATGACGCGGTCGGGATCAGCCGGTGTCACAGTACACCACCCTCATGCCCACCATCGCGCGAAGCGTAGCGCAGAATGGTGTCCTGACCCGGAATGTGGGGAAAGCCCCGGAAATTCGCGACATTCCCGAATTTGGCGCTGCAAGTCTCGATCCGCTTGTCGCAGCCAGCGTGGATGATGAAACCGTCGCCCTCGGTGACAGCGCGCACAGGTGCTTCCAGCAGGGTGAGAACGGCCACGCCATCCACCAGATCATGCGCCAGCACCTCCGCCCGCCGCCCGGCATTGGCACCGCTGGTCCAGTCAATCGTGCCGAAACTGAACCAGCCCGCGCTGAACCCCGCCAGCCCCGCCGCCGTGAAGGCCCGGTCACGCAGCAGGTCGATGACAGCGCCGCTTGCCTCGTAGGCCGGGTTCTCCAGATCGACGCCGCAGCGCGTATCGCCCAAGCCCGCATCGCAGCCCGCCTGAAACGTCCGCCCGACTGTCTGGCCCAGAACATGCGCGAGGCTGCGGACTTCGGCCACAAAGGCCATGCGCCCGCGCCGGATTTGCCCGACTGCGCCTCTGCGCATCAGCACCCGCTGGCTGGTATCGGCCCAGTCCACGCGCCAGAGCTCGACTTCGGCATTGTCCCAGCGCCCGTCGAGAATATCCGTCTCGGTGATCCGGTCAGAGGACAGCACGCCCTCGGCATCCTGCGCATCAACCGACAGGTCCGACCCGGCGCGGATTTCCGAGGCGGCAAAGCCGCTCTCGGGTTCAAACTCGGTGTCCTCGAACACCAATGTGCAATCATGATCAGTGAAGCCAAAGCTGACGCCATCGGCGCGGGTGATGCGCCAGCACCAGGCGAGCGTCGTCGTGCCATCATCAAGATGCGCCTGCAGCGCAGGGTCGATCTGTTTCATCGGTTTACCTTGCTTTTCTATGGCTATTTCGGCAGGTTTGGGGCCGTGACGTCGTGCAGCGAGAGTGCATTGCCATGCGGGAAGTTCCGGATACTGAGCCACGCTCGATGGCCAAACCTGCGGATGATCCGGGCATCAAGCGCGTGGACGTGCTTCAGCTTGAGCGGTTTCTGGCGGTCCTGCAGCGCGCGACACAGGCGCAGGACGGAAAGATCATCACATTCCCTGCGCGCAGTGCTGACGGCAAGTGACGCACGCGCTCGGCCTGTCTTGCGCGTCTATCGCCGGATCTCCAGCAGGGGAATGGAGGTGATCGAGCCGAGCCGTTCGATATCGAGGGTGACGTCCAGCGTGTCGCTGTCGAAGCGGACGGGCACGTCGAACTCGAAGCCTGCGGTGATGCTGACACCTGCGCCGGGCGCGGTCCCGAATGTCACCACGCCGGTCGTGGCATCCACTGACCAGCCAGTGGCCTGTTCAACCCCGCCCAGCGCGATGCGGACGGTTCCCGCGACCGGCTTGGTGATGGCGCGGGTCCAGATCGCGCTGCCGGACGTGTAGCGTTTCATGAGCGCGAAACTGGTCACGCTGCCATTGCCGGTGCCGATGGGCTGGTCCAGCGGCCCGGGGGTTTGCGAGGGCGCGCAGGATTTGTAATCCGACCAGTCCTTGAAGCGAAACCCGTGCAGCCGGCCATTGCGCGCCTCGAAGAAAGCCACGACAGCGGCCAGATCATCGGCGCGTCGAATGCCATAGGCGACATCATAGCGCCGTCGCGAATTGGCCCAGCTGGCATTGCGCTCCTCGTCACCGCTCGCCAACTCCACCACCTGCGTGCGCCGCTCGGGACCACCCCGCGCACCACGGCTGATCGCGTCCGGAAACCGGACCTCGTGAAAGGACATCTGATCCTCGTCTCAGGAAGTAGGGGTTTGCTCAGGAACCGGCTCGACTGCGGGGCGGCTATGCGGGACCTTGCGGTCATTCGCGAAAGGCGTCACCTGCTCGAATTTCGTCCAGCAACGAAATAACAGCCTTTGCCCCGCCGTGGCGGTCAATCCAATCAATCACCAGACAGGCTGAAGCCGTATAAATCGCCTCCGCCTCGGTAGCGCCAAAGCGTCGGAATGCTCGCTGATCGGAAGGCGGTTGCGGCCAATTCCCGGCTTTGCAGCCCGTGACCACGCCATTTTCTACGTCCAGATAGCGGGTGTCATGGGAGATATAGACGGCGAGGCCCTCGTCAAACCATGTTGGAACAGCTTGCGAGAAGAACCGACGATTGCTGCCGACCCTTTGGTGCAATTCCGTATGCGCAAGCTCATGCGCCAATATGGTCGTGGTTGCCCCTTCAGGATATACGAATACGAACAGGTTCATATAGGCCATCGCAAGCGGCATGGGCGATGTGCGCACTCCACATTCACCGGACAGGCAAAGTAGCCAAACAGCGTCTGACCTACGCTCTGGATAGAAATCGAGGACCAACCCTTCCGCCGTCGCAAGGTCCTGCAACGCTGCGCCTATTTGTGCATCAGTCGCCTGCTGATCGACATAAATGCGTGGCGCAACTTGGCGAAACCCCGAACATGCCGGGCAAAGATACGTCCTTACATGCGGTTCGGAATACAGGAACCATGCCAGCGCAATGCTTAAAAATACGAAAACAAATGCAGTCAGGCGGCGTAGTTTCATTGATGGCACATCAGACATTGCGCTTCCTGCGTCGGTTTCTGCGCCAGACCAGGATCAGAATACCGATGACCGACACGAAAAGCAAAACATCGACAGCAAACGACAAGATTTTCATGAGACGAGCCCGACAAACAAGCACAGCAAGGGTAGCTGCCGGTTCTATCTGGGCACGCTCAGCTCTTTCGTCAACTTCAGGGGCGACTGACCGCTTTGGGCTCCTTGTGACAATACTGCGCCGCCTCACCTTGCACCTACATCCCCCGCCGCCCGAGATTGACCGCACGGGCAATGTCTGCTGCCACTTGTGTGCGCGACTGCCGGAAGCTTTCCGCATCGCGCGCCATGATCGTGACATTCACGGTCGTGCCGCCATCGCCACCGCGACCCCCATAGCCCGCAGCCTCTCTCCGCGAGAGCACGCGCTCCCCGCGCTGCAGGATCGCGGGCACTTCGTCTGGCTTGAGCCCGGCCCAGCCGCCGGAATGCATCCGAGGCGCAGCTGCGAAGGCCATGGCAGGCACCATGCGCCCCGGGGCAGGACCGCCGACCACACCGCCTGCATGGAAGATATTGGCGAAGAGCCCGCCTGCGCCGCCCAGCACGCCAGAGAGCAGCCCTGCCAGTGGCCCAAGGATAAAGCGCCGCGCGGCGAGCCGGGCGAGATCAGCGATCATCGAGGTCACCAGATCGCGGAAGTCCAGCTTCCCCTTGCGCACGAAATCTGCCACCGCGTTCTCGGCAGCCCCGAACGCGCCCACCAGCGCCTGACCGATATCCGCAACGATATCGCGGGCCTTGTCGGCATACTCGGCGAGCGCCGCCGTCACCGCTTGCCAACCGGTCAGCGCCTCACTCGCACCGCTGGCCGTATCCGATCCGGCCTGCCGCCCCGCAGCGCCTGCGCGTCCCGCTGCTGCTTCGGCCTGATCGAGCGCGTCACTCATGCGCTGCGCCCCAGCCGTGGCCGTATCCAGCGCATCTGCGCTTTCCTCGCCCGACCCGCGCACTGCTGCGAGAAGCGCGGCCATGGCGTCGCGCGCGCCGTCAAAGGTGCTGGCAAGTGTCGCATCCGCCCGCGCGCGAAATCCCTCGGCGGAGCGCTCTGCGCGCATGATGCCTGCGTCGAAACTCGACACCCATGCCTGCACGCCCAGCGCGTCGATCTGGAAACCGGCGCCGATCACATCTGCGATCTGGTTGAAGCCCGGCGCGATCCGGCTCAGGAAATCCGCCCATGTCTGGCCCAAAAACCGCATCAGCCGCAGCCAGAGCGCCTCGATATCCGCGCGCATGGCGCGAAACCGGTCGCCAAAGGCCGACATCGAGGCCGCCATGCCATCCCAGACCGCGCGCGCGACATTTCCCATCAGCTCCAGCGCGGCCCCGAAGCCACCGGCGCCAGACACCAAGCGCCCGAACTGATAGACCAGCTCGCCAGCGCCGACGATCAGCGCACCGATGCCGGTGCGGATCAGTGCCCCGCGCAGGACGACCAGAGCGGTGGCCAGCCCGCGCACCGAGAGCGCGGCGGCGGCCAGCCCGGCCACCCAGCGCCCGGCCATGAAGGCGGCGAATGTCCCTGCGATGCTGACGAGGCGTCCGAGATTGTCAAAGAGGCCTCGGATTGCCTGACCGAGCGGGCCCGTGGTGCGGGCGACAGCGGCCATGGCATCGGCGATAGCTTCGAGCGCAGGCGCTGCGGCCACCGCCAGCTGGTTCGAGAGCCCCCGCCAGATAAGCCCCAGCCGCGAGATCGCATCATTGGTGCGCTCGATCTGCGCTGCGTCCTGATCAGACACCACCACACCGAAATCGCGCACGTCCTGTGTGGCCTGGCGCAGCGTCGCGCTGTCGATGCGCCCGAAGACCAGTGCGGCGCGATCCCCAAACAGCTGCGAGGCGACAGCGGCCCGCTCGGCCTCAGGCACAAACTGGCCCAGTGCCGCCTGAATGGTGGCAATGCGCGCATCCAGCGGCAGGCGTTGCAGCTCCTCGGCAGACAAGCGCAGCCGACGCAGCGCCTCGACGGCAGGCCCAGTGCCAGAGGCCGCCTGCGACAGACGCCGCGTCAGCTGGATCGTGGCCTGTTCGACTTGACCCATGGACACACCTGCCAGATCGCCTGCGCGTTCCAGCACCTGAATGCTGGCCACAGTGGTGTCGAGCGATGCCGCAAGCTTCGCCTGCGCGTCGACCGTTTGCAGGCCGGAGCGGATCATCGCGACGCCCGCAGCTGTGGCGGCTGCGACTGCCGCAGCTGCCGCCACCTTTACCCGACGCGCAAACCCCGCAAGCCGCCGGTTTGCCACCTCCATCTCCTGGCTCAGCCGCCCGAAGCCGCGCTTGCCAGCTTCGCCGACGCCCTCCAGTTCCGAGCGCACCTGACGCCCGCCCACAGCCGCAAGGCGGACGCTAACCCGTTTTTCCGCCATGATCTGCTTCCATCTGTTGGTTGAGTTTGGTGACCATCACGGCTTCAATGCCGGGCAGGAGTTCCGCCAGGACCAGCGTTGACACGCCCAGCGCCTGGCCCAGTGCGAGTGCCGCGCCCATGTCCCAGCCGATCACGGCACCCGGCGCGATACGCAGCTGGCCGCCAAGGCGGCCCACCAGATCCCGGACCTGCCAGCCTTCCTGCGTGAGGGGACGGTTCAGCCGCGCGGGGCAGTCCGGGCACGATCTTTCGCGGCCCTCGCAGGGTTCGCAGGCGTCGCAGTAGCACGCGCCCCCGCCGAATTCCCACTCGGCAAGGGCGCAGAGGCGTTTTTTTCCTGTTCCAGCAGCAGACCTTTCGAGACATAGGTCAGCTGGAACGCCTCGAAGATGGGCCAGATATCGAGCAGGGCGTCGATGGCCTCGGGGCTGGGGTCTATGGGCACACCATCGGCATCACCGATGCCCTCCCAATCGAGCACGGCCCGCCTTGCGAGGGCCTTCGCGAAAGCCATGGCGCGGGTCTCATCTGTGGCCTCGTCGGGCACTGCCTCGACCTCCGGATCGGCGCGTGTGGCGACCATCAGTGCGGTGGTCAGGGGGCGCAGCTGCACCCGCACGCCGGGGGCGAGATCATGCCAGCGGGGCGCGTTGGTCAGATCGAGGGTCAGCATCGGGTAACCTCATGGAAAGATACTTGTGTCATCATGGCCTCAGACAAAGAGGATCGGGTGTGTCGAGCGGGTACGAGAAGGCCGGGTGGGAGACTGTCCCAGAGCTGGGACAGTCTTCGCTGGTCTGGGACACCTTCGTGCCACCTGCCGTTGACTGGATCATGCTCACCTGCGGCTACGCGCTGAGTGGCGTCATTGTCCTGACCAGCGCGCAGTTTCTGCTTGGCTGAAACCCCTGTTGCGGTGGGTCAGTAGGCATCGATGCTGTTGACCAGCGTTGCAGTGCACATTCGGCCGACAGTCGGATCCCGCGCCGCCTGCCAGTCGAATGTCGCCTGCACGCCTTGCGGTCCCGCAATCTCGATACGCGGGCGGGGCAGATAGACCGCGTGCACGGTGAAGGTGAAGCTCTCGCCCGAGGGCAGGACATAGGCGAATTCCATGGCGCAGGGATCGCCATTGATGGCTTGCGTCACCAGCGTCTGATCGGCGAAGCGCACCTCGATGCGCCCCGTCAGCGCGGCGATGCTGGGATCGGCCCCGTCGATGCGCCCATCGGCACGGATGGTCTCGATCCGGTCGAGGTTGTTGGCATAGGTGATCTCGGCCGAGACGACATTGCCTAGATCCACGCCATTGCGCTTGATCGATCCGTTGAAATGGCCGAAGCGCTGCAGGTCCAGCGTGGCGGCTGTGCCAGCGGCGGTGGCGGCACCGACAGTTTCACCCTGTGCCACCAGTCGTGCCGTCGCGGTCAGCAGGCCCGAGCGCTGCATCTGCCATGAGAGCTGGTCCAGCACGCAGCCGGAATACATCGCATAGCGCGGTACCTCGGGCATGCCGGTCTCGATCGACATGCTGGGCAGCGCCCATGCGCCGGACTGGAATTGGTGGGTGTAGGGCACTGATGACCCTGTTGTCGTCGGGTTGCCAAAGGCGGCCTTCAGCCAGAAGCCGAAGGCCTGCGCGTCAATCGGCACCACCACATCGCCATCCGAGGTCACCGCATCCTTGATCGGCGGTAGCGGATCGCGGCCATAGCCCAGAAGCTCGCTGTTCAGGAGCGGCTGCTCAACCCCCAGCGTGGCGCTGGCGAACGGCATCCGCACAAAATCGCTCGCGGGCGGCGTGCCATAGGTCGACTCGAACGCCAGCGCCATCTGCGCCCGCGCCCCTTGGGCTCGTGCCATCGTCTCGTCTCCTGTGATGTTGGGGGTCAGGCCAGCGGGTCGACCGTGGTGTAGTGGAGGATCACCTGGATCACGGCGGCCTTCAGACTCGCCGCGCCCTCGACGGGCAGATCGGCGGGCCGTGGCGCTTCCGCCTCGATCCAGTCGCAGAGGCCGCCCAGAGTGCGGTCGGCGGCGAGCGCCGTGCCGATGCTGGCGCAAAGCGTGGCAAAGGCAGTGTCGCGATCACTGCCCTGAACCACAGCCTCGATCTCGGCGCGGTGCTGGTAGTGGTACCGCAGCGGCGACAACGTCATCTCCGGCTCCCCCGGCTCGCCGTCGCGCAGGATCAAGAGGCCAGCGGCGGGGACGCGCTCGGGCAGCACCTCACCGCGCAGCACCGGCACATGCGGCACCGCGCGCAACAGGTCCGCTAGGGCTGTGAGGATGGTTTCGCGGGGGCTGGGCACTTGCTTCTTCTCCGACGGTACAGGTCGTGCTTGCGAGTAGGTTCCGCCTCTTCTACCTTCTGGCGAAGAGTTAGTTCTGGATTGGCTTCACATGAGCAACGGTGACGAAAAAGTCTGCGAAACTGTAAGAAGTGCGCTGGTTGCGCACAAAATGGACTTTCAGGAGGGCGACATTCAACACGCAACGAAATTTACCCTGAAGTCCGGTGCCCTCTCAGCCTCGGTCAACGTCTTCAATTCTGGAAAAATTCATGTAGAAGGCAAAGCTTCAGAACTCAAGACTTGGCTGGAACAGCTCAAAGAGAGCATCGAAAAAGGCTCTGGCGGGCCCATCGCTTTGCTCCCAGCTGAAATTGAAAAATTTCCACAGACTCTCCGGGAGAGAGTCCCAGACTGTGATGACGTGGTTTTGTGGTTCTTCCAGGAGGCACTGAAATGCTACAAGGCTGATAGCCCCGCCGGTGCGGCTTTTATGCTCGGTGCCGCAAGCGAGAAGGCAATTCTCTTGCTGATAGAGGCTTATGGCAACGCCATTATTGACGAGGGGCACCGAAGCAGCTTCTTCTCGCGTGTCAATCAAAGGATGATCTCCAAGAAGTATGACGAGTTCAAGGCCTCCTACAATGGCTGCAAGAGCAAGCCTGCAGATCAAACCCTTGCGCAGGACCTCACTCAGCTACTGGACGGTGCCTTTAACTTTTACCGACACACTCGAAATGCAGTCGGCCACCCACAGATAATTCCTGACCTCGAAAAAGGTGTCATTTTGGCCAATCTTGGACAGTTCATTGTATACGTGGAACGGATCTACAACCTGATTCGGCACTTCGAAAAGAATGGCGTCGTTGTTTAGCCTTTATAATCCGCCCGCCCATCAAGTAGGAAATTTCAGGCCGCTCGGACGACACCTAATTTCCTTCGACGCAGCAATACGGCGTCTATCTCAGCCTCTCCATCACCCACTTCGCCACGATCAGCCCCGGCAGCGCGTCATGCGCCCGCTCGGCATCCCGCGCCAGGTCCAACCGCTTCGGCAGCTTGACCTGCGGCACCAGCAGGAAAATCGGCACGGTAGTCACGCCGCGCCCGGTTCTTGACCGTGACGCTACAGCGCGGCCGCGCGCGTTCAGCCGGCCCTCAGCCACCAGCAGGCTCGGACCTGTCCTGCGATAGACAAAGCGCAGCCGCAGGCCCGTCCGGCGTTCCCATTCGCCGGGTGTGATGCGCCCGCCCCGCGCGGATTTCCCGGCGGCTGGTGTCGGGATCGTCAGCCAGAAGCCGGACCTCGAGCGGATCAGTGGTCCTGTGTCATGCGCACCGACGATGACAGACGCTTTCGACCAGACCAGTGCCGCGGCATTCAGGCTCGGTTTGCGCTTCGGATACTGCTCCGAGCGGATGGTGCGCGCGAGACGCTGGCCGAGACCCGCGCCGGTGATTTGTGCGCGCCAGGCGGACTTAAGGCCGTTGCCTGCCTCGCGCGTGGCAGTGGAAACTGCACGCTCGCCCGCCTTGATTTCAGCGGCCATCATAGCGACGAGGTCCGGGGTGATATCGAGTTTCAGCTTCATGCTGGCCTCAGATTGACAGTCCAGACCAACCGCTCGCGGTCGCGCATTGGCTCACCCTGAATGTTGAAGGCTTCGCCCTCGATCTCGATCCGGTCCCCGGGCCGGGGCTCAAGCACCTCAGCCACGCGCAGGTCGATGCGGGTGGTCTCGGACCAGATCCGTGCGTCGCCGAAGCTGGCGACCTCGTCCGCGCGGCGGCTGACCACGCGGACGAGCTGGGGCGCGCCGCCCTCGGCGATGTAAACAGCGTCCCGCGCGATGTTGCCGTCAGCAAACAGACCGTCGATGGCCGCAGCAAAGGCGTTCATCAGGTCCGCCTTGCCGAGCGCAGCACCTGCGGCCGGGTGCAGATCGGCAGCGGGTTGCTTTCGATCTCCAGCCGCACCCATTCGTCGCGGTCGCGGTCGGGGATCATGCGCGCATAAAGCGGAAGGCCCACGGTGTTGACCGTTTCAAACGTATCGGCGGGGGCGTAGTAAATCTCGAACAGACCCTCGACCCCCTCGGGGTAGAAATAGGCCTTGTCGGTCGGCACGCCGAAACCGAGACCGCCCCGGTAGCGGCGGAAGGTGATGCCGCCGAAGCTGACCTCCTCGCCCACGCGCCCGCGCAGGTCGGCCGCCGCGGCCGTGTTGAGATAGGTCTCGCGCACCTCCTTATGGGCGACCAGATCGGCGAAGAAGGCCGAGCCACATTCGGCGCGCAGCTGCACCTGACCGGCGGCCAGCCCGCCAAGGCTGTCCTCGACGCTTTCGATCATCGCCTGGCAGCGCTTGCGCAGCGCCCCCGACGCGGGCGTGGCATTGTCGAGGTCGAAATCCACCTCCGCCGCCGGGGTGATGTTGAACTCGGTGTAGTAGTTGATCACCGTCGCCCCGTCCTTGGGGTCCTTCACCACGCCTTGAATGCCGTTGAAGAGGTGGAACTCGAAGGTCGCCTCGGCGTCATTGCGCAGGCGGCCCATCTTGCGCGCGACCTCGGTCTGGACCTGCTGCACGGCAGTTTCCGAGCCAAAATCGCGGATGCCCTGAATTTCCGAAGCCCAGAGCACGTCCTGCTTCTTGAACTGACGCACGACAAAAGCGCGCATTTCGCGGCGCTCGGGGATCTGGGACTCATAAGCCGAGCCGCGTTCCGAGAACGGGATCAGCTGCAGCGTGCCGTCACGGCTTTCGATCATGACGGTGCGGGTGCGCACGCCGCGCGATCCAAACAGCCCCGCGCCAGACAGGATCGCGGGCTTGAAGGGGATGTTCTCGAGCGCGCGGGTCAGCTCGATGATGGAGAAGGCATCGCCTTCAAAGATGTCCATGGTGGCCATGGGGATGTCCTTTCTTCTGAAGGGTCAGCGCTGGAGGATGCCAAGCGCCATGAGCGCCGCGATGGCGGTGTTGGTCTGGCCCTCGGTGATGCCCTCGGGCCAGATGATCTCATGGCGGTTGACGATGGCGGGGCCGCGAACCAGCACCACAGCGGGCGCGTCAGCATCCGTGGCATCGGCCTGACCCCAGAGGATGCCAGCGGCGTTCTGGCTGCCGTTGGAGGCGCCTGGTGTGAGCACAGTGTATTTGCCGCCCGAGGTGATCTTGCCCAGAACGGTGCCGGGGGCGAGCTTGCCCGCTCCGGAGGCGATGGTAACAGTTTCGCGGGTATAATCGCGCAGGACTTCCCAGACGAGGAAGCCACCGGGATATTGGCCTTTCACAAGCGTGGTCATGGGGTCTTACCCTTTCAGTTTGAAGGTGCGGGCGATGACATCGCCCCAGGGGCGCGCGGTCGGGTTTGGCCCGGGTTGCGGGTGATGGGAGGTGATTGGCGGGGATGCCTCGGCCTTGGCGGCCAGCAGTTTGGCGCGCACGGCATCCAGGCCGACGTCCTCTTCCAGAAACTTGCCTGCCATCTGCGGTTGGCCTGCCAAACGGCAGAGGTCGATCACGGCGCGGGCATGCGCCATGGCCTCAGCGCGGATTGCGCTGGCGTCAGGGGCTGCGCTGGCGCTTGCACCGCAGCTTTCCGTCGGAGCGCCCGATGGGAGGGTGTCGGCATCTGCAACACCCCCGCCGCGCGCGTTGGAACCAGATGGGGCGTCGGCTGCTGCCATCGGATCAACGTTCCCGGTGGGAACCTTGGTCGCGGGATCGGGTGCAGTGGGCGGATCGTCCCCCGCCGCGCCATCGCCCGCAACTGCGCTGCCTTCAGGCTCTGCTGGCCCGCCTTCTTGCTCAGCAACCGCCTCGACCAGTTCGGGCGGCGCATTGCGAAACCGGGCAATGTCGAAACTTGCGGCAATGCGCACGGGCTTTTCCATGCGCGTGGCGAGGCCCAGTTCCAGCGCTTCCTTCGCGTCAAACCATGTCTCCGCCGCCATGAGCGCGGCAATCTCCGCCTCGGGCTTGCCCGCTTTGGCCGCATAGCCACGCGTCATGCTGGCGGCCATCTTGTCGAGCGCACCGGCCATGTCGCGCATGTCGTCAGCCGTGCCCATGACGATGCCAGAGGGATCATGGATCATCAGAAAGGCATTTTCCGGCATGACGATCTCGTCGCCCGCCATGGCGACATAGCTGGCGGCCGAGGCCGCGATGCCATCGATCCACACAGTGACAGCCCCTGCATGCCGGGTCAGCGCATTGTAGATCGCCACGGCATCGAAGACTGACCCACCGGGGCTGTTGAGGCGCAGATCGATGGGCGCATCATCCGGCAGCGCGCCGAGTTCCGCCAGAAACCCCTTGGCGCTGACGCCATAAGCGCCGATTTCGTCATAGATCAGCACTTCCGCCCCGGAGGCCCGGGCGCGGATCGTGTACCAGCTATTCATGGTGTTACTCCTGTGAGGTCGGCTGTTCCGAGCCGTCGCCGGGATCCGGCCGTTTTGCGGGCGTCGCCCGCGCGCCTTGGGTCTCGCCGGGGCTGGTGCGGTAGTGCAGCCCCAGATCGGCGGCGCGTCTGGCGTCCACCGCATTCTCGCGGTCGACTTCCTCGACATCATAGCCTGTGCCCTCGACCACCTTGCGCCGCGAGGTGATGCCCGCTTCCATGGCGAGGATTTGCGCCTGAATGTCTTTCAGCGGATCGACCCAATCCCAGCGCGGCGGGATCCATTGCACTGCGCGCGCGCCAACCGGATCGGCGAGGTCCAACCGGCCTGCCAGCTGCGCCATCTCCAGCCAGCGCGCCCAGACAGGGCGGCAGAGCTGATGCGCGATGACTCCATGCTGCAGTTGCTGCACGCGACGGCGGAATTCGACGAGTTCGGCGCGCAAGCTCGAATAGTTGGCCTGGCGCACATCGCCCGTGACCAGATGGTATGGCAGCCCCAAGGATGCCGACACGGCCAGCAAGGTCCGGTACTGGAACGCTTCATACGCGCCGCCCACATCCGCTGGCGACGAGAATTTCACATCCTCGCCCGGCAGCAGCACCTGCATCGTGCCGGGCTCGAGGCTCGCGATGGCGGCACCGTCTGGGTCCGCCTCGCTTTCACCCAGCATCGGCTCTTCCGGCGCTGTCTTGGTGATGAAGCCTGCGAACATTGCCGCAGTCTTCTTCCGGTCGAGTTCCGCATCATCGTACTGATCGAGCAGGAACAGCCGCACCATGGCAGGTGCCACATGCGGCAAGCCCCTGATCTGGCCTGCATCCAGCGGACGAAAGATATGAAGCACATCCTCTGCTGGCACGCGCACGGTTTCAGGCACGGCCACACGGCGATCCGTGCTGTCGCCGGGATGGCTGCGGCGGAAGTGATACGCGACACGCCGCCCGATCTGGTCAAACTCGATGCCACAGCGGATGCGGTTGCCGTTGGCTGCCGTCTCGGTCTTCTCGAAGGGCAGCATCTCCGATTGCAGAAGCTGTAGCTGGAGCGGCACTAGCAGCCCGTCCTCCGCGCGGCGGGGCCGCATCCGCACAAAACACTCGCCCGCCACAAACATCTCCCGCGCGACCATGGCCTGCAGGCCGTAGAAATCGGTCAGCCCGTCCGCATCCGCCTCGTCGGTCCAAGCGAGCCAGAGCTTCTGGACACGGTCGCGCAGGGTCGTATCGTCGATCAGCGACGAGGGCTTGATCCCGTCGCCCACGAGGTTCGCGGCAAAGGCCTCGCAGGCATTGGCGGCATAGCCATTGGTGACCACCAGTTCCCGCGCGCGGGCCAGCAGGCGCGGGCCGCCCGAGGCCACCAGCGCGTTGATATTCTCCAAGGGCGGGTTCCAGCCGCGCAAGCGACGGCGGGACATTGCGCCTTCCAGCCGGGCGCGCACCGCATTGGCACCGCCCGACACCGGGCGGCGAAACCTGTCGAACAGCCCCATGGATTACAGTCCCTTGCTGGTCGTCACGCGGACCTGCCGCACCATCCGCCGCCCCTCGGCTGCGGCGATCTCGCGATCCAGCGCCTCGAGCGCACGGTCAATCTCCGCCACAGAGCGATAGTCGACCATCTTGCCGTCATAACTGACGCGGGCCACGCCCGAGGACCGCTGCGCAGACAGGGCGTCGCGGCGGGCGCGAAGGTCAGAGATTGTCGGCATGTGGGGTTTTCCGTTAAAGTGCGGCGATTGCAGCAGGACTATTGCCAGAGCCCATGATCGAACCCATCGCCCGTATCAGGATCGAAATCGAAGACACGAACCCGCTGGTCTGGCGGGAACTGGATGTGCCGCTCTCGACCACCATGGCCATGATGCACGACATCATTCAGGTCGTGATGCGCTGGTGGGATTACCACCTGTACGAATTCGAGATCGGGAACAGGATTTACGGCGTGCCATCGTCTGATGACGCTCTCTATGAGCGCAAGGTCTACAAGGCGAGCGGGCTGCGTCTTGCGACCGTGCTTAATCGGGGCATTCGGGAATTCCTCTATGTTTATGACTTCGACGACAACTGGCGTCACCGGATCACGGTCCTCGACGTCCGGCAGGGGGAAGCCGATGTCGAATATCCACGTTTCATCGCCGGTGCGCGCCGCGCGCCCCCCGAAGATGTCGGCAGCATCAGCGGTTTCGAGGAATTTCTTGATGCGGTCACAGATCCAGAGCACGAACAGCACAAGCGGATGCTGGAATGGTACGATGGGCCATTCGATCCCGAAGACATTGATGAACAGCGCCTGCATATGATCATCGGCGATTTCGCAGCGCGGCGACGTGGGCCCTTGATGAGCCATCGCGGCACAGGTCGCAAAAAACCGTCGTGACCGGGTTCGTCTATGTCCTCGGCAGCCAGACCTCCTGCGGCTATCGCACCTATGTCGGATGGACCCTCGATCTTGACCGCCGCCTGGCCGAGCATAATTCGGGCACCGGCGCAAAATCGACGCGTGGCAATGCATGGTCCCTCCTCTATGCCGAACGCCTGCCAAGCCGGATCGAGGCGATGCGTCGCGAATGGTATCTCAAGCGGGATCGCCGTCTGCGCCGCCAATTGGCATCATCGGCGCAAGGATTTGATCACCCCATGTAACTCGACCGCACGGTCCGCCGCCGCGCGGATGGGCGTGCCGACGCTGCAGCAGCCGTAACCGCGTCGGGCGCGGATGGGCCCGTGTTCACGGCCAAGGACCTCGCCAACTCTGTCCACCGTGCTTCCGGCCAGCGATCTGCCCCGGCGATCCAAGCTGCCGCGCGTGCATAGACCCGGCAGTCCAGCGCCTCGTTGCGCTCGCGCAGTTTCTGCCATTCAAGCTTCGAGAACCCGCGCTTGCTCTTCACGGTGATCAGCTGCTCTGCCGTCAGCTGCTTCAGCCATTCCCCGTCGGCCCATGATGGCAAATGCACTGTTCCCGCCGGGAACGCGGCACCGGCAGTGATTTCTTCCGGCGTTGGCCGGTCCTGGCGCAGAAAGCGATAGGTCTCAGTCTTGAAGGTCGCCGTGGCAACGGACCAAAGCCGCGCCCCGCGTCGCAGCCGCTTGCCGCCGATGGTGGCGTCGACATAGGTCGGGCCAGTGACAGGACTCGCCCGATTGAACCCTTCCAGACCCTTGACCGGGGCCACCTGCGCAAACCCCACCTGCCGCGCCCATGCGTAAACTGCGCTGGTCTCATAGCCGGTGTCGATGGCCAGCTTTGCGATGGTCAGGTGCTGGCCGCTCTCATGCTGCCATGTCCGGCCCAGCAGATCGGTCAGCTTCTGCCAGCATCCTGGATCGCCGGGGCCGCCCTCGATCACGATATGGTCAATCAGCCAGCTTTCCAGTCCGCGACCCCACGCCCAGACATCAATCTCGATCCGGTCCTTCTGCACATCAGCGCCAGCGGTCAGAAACAGCCCGCCTGCAGGCACAGTACCCGGTGTCCATGTCTCGCGCCGCTCTGCCAGTCGCTGCCAGTCCGGGGCTTCGCCGGTTTCGAACCAGGTCTCACCCAGAATGGTGTTGCGAAACGCGCGCATGGCCTCGTCATTGCCTTGTGCTGCCTCCCACGCCCGCGCGATCCGCGCCCAGCTGAGCCAGCCGATGGGCGAATAAAGCGCCGAGAGGTGATAGCCGACCGTGTGCGGGTCCGCGGATTGTGCTGTTGCGCGCCATTCGCCCGCCGCCAGCATGGCTGTCTTGTGGTGCTCTGCGATGGGAGTGTCGCAACCCTCGCAATGGTATTCTGCCGTCTCGGGGCGGCCCTTGTCCCAGCGCAGCCGCTCGAAGCGCAGCCATTGGCGATGGCCGCAATGTGGGCATGGCACGACATAGCGCCGCTGGTCGCTCGCTTCGAATTCCCGCTCGATGCGGCTCAGGCCCCGGATGGTCGGCGTCGAGATCAGAAGCGCCTTGCGGCGGTGCGCGAAGGTCAGCGACCGTGCCTCTGCCAGGGACACTGGATCGCCTTCCTCATCCGCAGAGGCCGGATAGGCATCGACCTCATCGAGAAACAGATAGCGCGCTGGCGTCGAGCGCAGACCCACTGCCGAATTGGCCCCGGTCATGATCAGAATGCCGCCTGCGAACTCTTTTGAGAGCATCGTGTTGCCTGCATCCCGCGAGCGCGCAGGCTTGATCCGCTCGCGTAGTTCCGGGCTTTCCTCGATCAGCGGGTCGATCCGCTGGCGCGAATTGCGCTTGGCCAGTTCCACTGTCGGCTGAACCGCCAGCATCGGGCCTGGCGCGTGGTGCATGACAAAGCCGATGAAGCAGTTGCCCGCTTCTGTCGCGCCCACCTGCGCGGCTTTCATGAACACGACGCGCTGCACCGGGCTCGCGGGCGAAAGTGCATCCATGATCTCGCGCATATAGGGCGTGCGCGCCGTGCGGTACCGCCCCGGCTCTGCCGAAGCGCGCGAGGACAGCCAGCGATGCCGGTCCGCCCATTCCGACACGGTCAGGTCCGGATCAGGCCGGATCCCGCGCGACCAGGCGCGCAGCAGGTCTTTTGCGCCATCGAACCCCGCAACATCGTCATCCAAGACCAGTTCTGATCTCGGCAAGGCTGTCGAGTTGCGCGCGGACATGGGCTTCCAGAACTTTCTGCATCAGCGCCGCCTCCACTGTGACCTCTTCTCTCAAAGCAGCGGCCAGTTCCGAGGCCATCAACGCGGCCACTCTGGCAGGCCATGTCACCCAGGCATCGCGTTCCTCGCGCGCCAGCCGAAACATCAAGGTTTCCGCCCGCGCGCGATCCACCAGCTCACCTTTAAGCTTTTGCAGCCGAATGCGGCGTTCCTGCGCTTTCAGCACCTCATTGGCGGTCTTGGCCTGCAGGAAGGTCGTGCCGCCGCTGGTCACAGGGGCGGCGAGTCCTTCTTCGCGTAGTGTCTCGCCGACAGAGGCGACGGCCGCCTCAGGGACGGGTTTCAGTTTGGGCTTTGACGCCGATGTTGATTTCGGCGCTGCACGAGATTTGGCCGGGTCGGTCATCGCGGCGCGGCGCTTGTCGGACGCCTCAGCGTCGATGCTGCCATCTGCATGCAGGACCAGCCGCCCGGCTTCCTTGGCCTTCTGGATCGCTCCGCGCGACAGGCCCACGCGGGCGGCATACTGGCGTTCGCTCAGGCCCTGCATTGCGCGCTCTCGCCCTCGATAAAGCAATGAAATTGCTGCGATTTCAGTTGATTACACTCTGCCCAAGAGCGATTCTGTGGATGACGCAAACGGGTGCATCGCGCCGCCCCAAACCACCGCAAGGAAACACAGCCATGACCATCGCCATCCCCTCCGACACGACGCGCATTTTCATCGACCGCAGCCGCTTTGTGCAGGCCATGACCACGGCTGCGCTGCAGCGCCATCTCAATGACCAGAGCCTGAACGCCGAGGTCTTCGAGATGGCAGGCCGGGTCGGGATCGATTGCCTGACCATCGAGCTGGCCGATGTTGTTCCGGTCCTGAAACAGCACGGGCTGATCTGAGCACGCGCGAAACCACCCACATTCACCCCTGAAAGGCCAGCATCATGACCGCCATCTCCACCATCCGGATCGACTGCGACGCACTGCCGGACCCGCTGAACCTGAAAGCCCCGGACGCAGCCGCCCGCATGATCGCCGCCGCATTGCGCGATGAGGGGGTGGAGGCGGAAGCCTCACACGTCACCTCGCAGATCAGGATCGAACTGCCGACCTCCCAGCTTGTCGCTGCCAGCACCATGCTGGCCAGTCTGCAGATGATCTGAGGAAGTCATCCATGACCTTATCTTTCAACTGCCTCTCCGAAGGCGAGACCCTCGACGATGTGATCCGCCGCAACTGTGCCATTGGCTTCGATCTGCGCTTCTGCCGCAGTGTGGCTGTATCCGAGCATGACCGTGACACCGAAACTTGCGATCCGTCCGAGGCGGAGTTCGCGACGCTCTATGCGCTGACCGATCTGGGTGAGGCGATTGCCATCCACGATGCCAATCTGACCAGCGCCGGGGCGGATGAGGTCGCCGCCGTCGCGCGCGCGCTGTTTGTCGCGCTCGTCAATGCGCGGCGCGACCCGCCCGATGCCGCCCAGCGCCATGAGGCGGAACAGGCCGCGCTGATCGATCCGGACCGGATCGAATGATCAGATAGCAACATTATGGCTTTGATTTACCTACACTTTCCGGCGCGCTCGAGCGATTCTGATTACACAAGGACGATGCAACTCACCCCACGGAGCCTCCGCCATGACCACGCCCGCCATCCTGCCCAGCCGCAACCCTGACCACGGGTTTTTCGGGACTCTGACGACTTGCCCCGAGCGCGACCGGCGCAGCGTGGAGGTCTGGGCTCTGGCCTCGACCCTGATCGCCAAGGCGATCCGCGCCTCCACCGAGGAAGAGATGATCGGCATCCGCGACTTTCTGGACAGCCGCATGGGCCGCCATTTCGCCGATGATGTCGTGGGCAACATGGTGGGTTGCAAGATCGACAGCGAGACCGCGATCAGATCCGCGATCCGCCGCTGGCAGGACTGGCGCATCTCGCGCCAGCTTGAGCGCGACGAGGGCATCCCCGCAGGGCTGCCCTACCTGACCGGCTGGGTTCAGCATTTCGCCATCGCGGCAAGCATGGCTGAAAGCGACTGATCCCTCACCGCCCGGTCAGGACGGCCCGCCCTTTGGCGGGCTTCACCCGGTAGAAGCCTGCGCATGTCGCGCGAGCCGAAACCGGAGACCAACCATGACCCAGATCCAGCTATCCGACGCCCAAGCCGTCATCCTGTCTGCCGCCTGCGCGCGCGAGGACGGAGCAGTGTTTCCCGTCACGGCCAGCCTCAAGGGCGGTGCTGTTGGCAATGTCTGCAAGAGCCTTCTCAAGCGCGGGCTGATCGAGGAAACCTCCGCCAGCGACCAGACCACTGTCTGGCGGCATGACGAAGAGCGCGGACCGCTGACTTTACGCGCCACGGCACTGGCCTGTGCCGCCCTCGGGATCACCGATGCTCCGGAGGAACAAACGAACAGCCAGCCCGGGACCGAAGCAGTGCCACAGCCCGCCCGCCGTCGCAGCGGCACCAAGCAGGAGGCCCTGATCGCCATGCTCCGCACTGAGGGCGGCGCGACCATCGAGGAAATCGCCGCGGCCCTTGAGTGGCAACCGCATACCGCGAGGGGGGCCATGTCCGGCGCGCTGAAAAAGAAGCTTGGCCTGATTATCACCTCCGAGAAAGTCGAGGGTCGAGGGCGCGTCTATCGCGCCTCAACACCAGATTAAGATGCTCTGCGGCCCAAGGACACAAAATATAGTTGTTTCCGTATTGCAGAATCGGTGGCGCTCTGCAAATCTTCACCGAAGATCAGGCATTCGCTGTCGATCTGCTCTCAGTCGGCACTTGCCTGCGCCGACTTGACTGCCTCAAACTGGGCCAGCCATGTGCTGGCCCGTTTTTCATTTGCCGATCTGGCGCTGCTCAAGGTTCTCGTCATCGCCGTCGGATTTCATGACATTGGCGATGAGATGGTTCAGGGTCTCATTGAAATAGCTGGTCAGCTCGCGATGCAGGGTCTGGAACTCGCGCGCGATGGTCTGCTCGAAGCGCGTCTGCTGGACACGCACCATGACCGTCGTGCGGCGCTGGCGCGGATAGCGATAGGGTTTGACGTCATGCTTGCGGCACAAGGCAACGAACAGCCGCACAGCCCAGAGATCGGGCAACGAGTATTGCAACTCGATGACCGGCTCATCCTGTGACGGGGCATCAATATCCAGCCGGGATTGCAGCCGTTCAAGCGCAGCGCCTGCGGCGGCACGTTCACCTGCTGTCGCCCCTCTGGAAAACAGCGCTTCCAGCTTCGCAAGTTTTTCCCTGATGTCGTCCTGGTCGCGCATCCCGTCCGTCCGCCTGATCCGATCTGCGGCGGCGTAGACCATCCTGCCCGCGCGGGGTCAAGCAATCCGGCCTCAGCGCAGGCCCTCGAACAGGCGTCGCAAGGCATAGCCACGTGCAATCGACACGACAGTGAAAACCAAGCCCATCTTCAGGTTCTGCGCCAGCGTGGCGTGCAGCCCGAAGACGGGGAAGATCAGGATCTGCGTGATCACCGCCAGCGTGTAGCCCACGATCACGTTGGCAATAGCCTCGATCAGTGACATTTTGCGTGTCTGTTTCATCACACGCCCTCATCCATCGGCCAGCAATTCAGCCGCGAGAGTTCGCAGCGCATGCGCTGCAACCAGGGGGACCACGCCGTTGCCACAGAGGCGAAGCCGGTCCACCCGGTGGGCCAGCCCATCAGCGCCTCGACGAACAGCGGGTTCAAGGTCCGGCGCACATCGAAGGTACCGCTCCCAGCCATCGGCGTCACCAGGACCTGGCGGCCAAGCAGGCCGTTCACCGGGGTGTTTGCAAGTCTCGTGGCTCCGTCCTTGTGATCGCGAGCCGTCGGGGTCATCCATAGCCCCGCCGAATGGGTCAGGTCGGCCGTGCGGCGGTTGCCCGCGCTCGGCTTGCATCCGTCGTTGGCCATCGGCGTCGGCCACATCGCGGCCGTCGTTGCGAGATTCATCCCGTGCTGCCCCGCTGCCTGCGACGGCGTCGGCTTCGTCTGTCGGTTCTCGTTGGCGCTTGCCCTCGGCGTCGGCCAGAGCCGCAGCAGCTCCGTCCGGTTCCCGCCACTCGACCGGGTGCCAGAGCAGGCGCGCGGGGTCGGCCAGCTCGTCGCCCTCGCGGATGGCGAGGATGAAGAGCCGCTCACGCTTGTGGGGTGCGCCGACTTCCGCCGCTGTGAAGAGGCCTGCCGCAAGGCGGTAGCCCATGCCGACCAGTCCGCTGGCGACGTCGGGGAAGCCGAGGCGGAGATGATGGGCGACATTCTCGAGGAAGACGAAAGGGGGCTCGACCTCACCGATGATGCGCGCGACATGCGGCCAGAGGTGCCGCGGGTCGTCCGCGCCCCGGCGCTTGCCCGCGACGGAGAACGGCTGGCACGGATAGCCCGCAGTGATGATATCCACCGCGCCGCGCCATGGGCGGCCGTCGAAGGTTCCAACGTCGTCCCAGACAATAGCCTGATCCATGGACGCGTCTTCCATCCGCGCCACGAGAGTGGCTGCGGCGTAGGTTTCCCGTTCGACATGGCCCACAGCACGATATCTGGGGATGGCGATGGCGAGCCCGAGGTCGAGCCCGCCCGCGCCAGAGCAGAGGGAGAGGCCGAAGAGGCATGCGTCTCCGGCCCCGGAAGCGTCTCCGGAGGAAGGTAAAGCCAGGTCATGCATGTCACGCGGCGGCTTCGGGGAGGGTTTCAGGTTCGGCCGGGGCTTCGCCCAGCCGCTCGGCTCTCACCTGCGCGAAGGTGCGACCGTCGCCATCGAGGATCGCTTCCTTGCCGGTCTCGGCCTGCCAGCGCTCGACGGCGACGTCGACATAGGCCGGGCTGATTTCCATCGCGAAGACGCGGCGGCCGTTGGCTTCGCCCGCCATGATCTGCGAACCCGAGCCCGAGAAGGGCTCGTAGCAGAGGCCGCCCCGCGCCACATGCTGGCGCATCGGGATCCCGAACGCGTCCAGCGGTTTCGGGGTCGGGTGATCGGGGCGCTCGTCCTTGGCGAAGGACGGCATCTCCCAGGTCGATGGCAGCGTCTGCTCGGCCACCTTCGGCGGGCGGTTCGGGCGGCGCCAGCCCATGAAACAGGGTTCGTGCTTCCAGAGGTAGTGGGACCGGGTCAGCACGCCGCGGTCCTTCACCCAGATGATCTGTTGGTGGACGAAGGCGCCCACCTTCTCCCAGCAAGCCTCCAGCATCGCCTGGCGGCGCGAGGCGTGCCAGCAGTACCAGGCGGCGTTCTCTGCGATCGCCTCGGCGACGGCGGCGGCAATGAAGCCGTCGTAGAGTTCCGCCCCCTGCGAACTGTCGTCCCAGGTCGTGCCGTAGGACGCGGACCAGTCCTTGTTGCGGGTCGGATGGTTCGAGCCGTCGTAATCGACGAGATACGGCGGGTCGGTGGCGAACAGGATCGCGCGCTCACCATTCATCAGGCGGCGCACATCGGCGGCGCTGGTGCTGTCGCCGCAGAGCAGCCGGTGGTCGCCGAGGATCCAGAGATCGCCGGTGCGCGAGGCCGGATTGCGGGGCGGTTCGGGGATGGTCACCGGCGGCACGGAGCCTCCGGCGCCACCTTCTTCCCCGTCCCCTTCCGGCACGAAGGCCAGCAGCTTGTCCAACTCGCCGTCGGAAAACCCGACCAGCGACAGGTCGAAATCGTCCGCCAGCAGGTCGTTCAGTTCCGCCGACAGCAGCGCCTCGTCCCAGGTGCCGAGTTCGGTCAGCTTATTGTCCGCGATCCGGTAGGCCCGGCGCTGCGCCTCGGTGAGGTGACCCAGCACGATCACCGGCGCTTCGTTCAGCCCGAGCTGCGTCGCGGCGAGGACGCGCCCGTGGCCAGCGATCAGCTCACCATCCTCCGCAACGAGGCACGGCACGGTCCAGCCGAACTCGGCCATGCTGGCGGCAATCTTCGCGACCTGATCCGCGCCATGCGCCTTCGCGTTCTTCGCATAGGGCTGCAGGCGCGACAGCGGCCACGTCTCGATCGCGTCCGGGGCGAAGCTCAGCGTCATGGTCGGGTGGTTTCCGATGTGATGGTGGATGCCGGTGGCTTCCGGACTCCGGATGCCGGGCTGGACTCCGCGAGGGGGCCAGCGGCCACTAGCGGTGTCCGGTCGGAAGGCCAGCGTTCATTGGTGTTTGCGCAGGGCGCGCGCGGCTCCGGCTTCCAGGTGGCTTCCCAAAAATCCGGCCCTGTCGCTGGCGATGTCCCGCGCTTCGCCCGCCAGCATAGGAATGTCGCCAGGAAGGAACCGGAAACTCCCCCGGCGTGGACCCCGGCCGGACTCTCGGTGGATACCGGGGTCCAGAAGGCCCCCTTCAACGCAAAGGGGAGAGCGAGCTTTCCAGCGCACTCTCCCCATCTTCCCTTCGGAATAGCACGATCATGTTGCAGATGTCGAAGGAAAAAGTGTTGCAACACATTGGAGTCACTGCGCATTCAGGCGCGCGGCGATCTTGGTCAGTGCCAGCTGCCAGCGCCGCCACGCGGTCGTGCGGTCGCATCCGAGTTCCCCGCTGATCTGCTTCCACGGCACGCGGGCCGCGCGCGACCAGACGAGCTTGCGCTCCGCCTCCTCGATCCAGAGCACCCAGTCGAAGGTCTGCTCGAGCCGGGTGATCGCGGCGGCCGAGGGCCAGACCCGCCTCGGCTGCGGCTCCATCGCCGCGATCTCGCGGCTGGTCCGCACGATGTCGGGCCAGGTGTTGAAGTAGCCCTGTGCCTTCACCGGCGGCAGCCTGCGCAGGGTGCGGAACGCCTCCTCGAAATGATCGGCGACGCAGTCGGCGGTCCATTCGCGATCAGCCATGGCGTGCCTCCCTGTCGGAAGGTCGCGGGCCGTAGAGCTTCTCGCCCAGCTGGCGGACCAGTTCACGCTCGGGCCAGGTGAGGCGGTCGTCATCGGCGGAGACCGCGAGGACGCCCTGTTCCCGCCAGCCCTCGCGCTTGACCTGTTCGGGATCCCGGCGCCGGCCGCCGTAGCCATGGGGGTGCCATCTCATGCGACACCCCCGTTCGTCTCGATCGCCCAGAGCAGGATGGCGATGGCGTCGGCCTCGTTGTCATCGGCCGGGCTGAAGCCGCGGGCGCGGGCGGCGGCGACCATCGCGGCCTTGTCGGCGTTGCCCTTGCCAGCGGCGTGGCGCTTGATCGTGCCGACCGGAACGCCCTCGTAGGGCACACCGCGCAACTCGGCCCATGCCGTCAGCGTGGCCATGAGCCCGCCGTAGATGTGGCTCGCGTCGGTGCCCGCGTGGCGGCGCACCTCCTCGAACCAGATGGCGGCGACGGGCCCCGACAGCCGGTCGATCTCGGTCAGCCAGTTGGTGAAGCGCAGGTAGCGCATGCCGCCGCCGTCGAAGCGGCCCGGGCGGAGCGAGACGGTGCCGCTGGTGATCAGGCCGTCATGGCCGCGGATCGCCCAGCCGGTCGTGGTGCCGAGGTCGAGCGCGAGGATGCAGGGGAGCAGTCCGCCACCGTCCTCTATCCGAACCGGAGGGTTGGTGACGGGTGTGACGGATGTGACGGATAGTTCCCTATCCGCTCCATAGGCGCGCGCATGCGCGCGCGTAACGGCCTTATAGGTATGATCCGTCACATCCGTCACACTCTCTGAATTCATTGGCATTTCCTATTCTCCCGAGAAAAGGTCAGAGTTGCTGTCATCGAGGGCGATGCCCCGGAATCCCTTCGCGGCGCGGGTGTTGTGACGCTCGAATCCCCGGACGATCAGGGCTTCCGAGAAGCGCTTGACCGAGCCTGCGAACTCGCCGTTCGCATCGGCCCACGCCTTCCAGTCGGCGAACATCGCTGAGGTGGTGGCGCTGAGGTGCAACCCGACAGAGCAGCGCTCGTCGATCCAGCGACCGATGGCGTCTTCCGCCTCGAAGTAATCCTCGGTCGCGGCCATCACGGCGGGCGGCGGGCGCAGGCCTGTCCGCTGCCATTCGATGCAGCCCTCGAGCGCCCACGCGAGGATCCCGTCACGTTCGGCCAACAGCCTGTCCGCCAGGTGCTTGTCGCGCCGCGCGGGCGGGATGGTGACTGTGAACGGCACCATGTGCAGGCGCCGCTTCATCGCCTCGTCAACGTTGCGGCTGGAGGGCTTGTGGTTGCCGACGATCAGCAGCTTGAACTGCGGGATGAACTCGAAGAAATCCTGCCGCATGAAGCGGGCCGTGATCTTGTCGCCCCCGGTCAGCGCCTTCAGCTTGCTCTCGGCCCAGCGGCTGCCCTGTTCCGTTTCGATGGACGTGACGATGCGCGCCCCGCGCAGGCCCGCCATGTCGGTCGGGTGGCGATCACCCTGCGTGGCCATGAACATGTCCATCGGCGCGACGGTTGCGTAGTCGCCAAGGATGGCGGTCAGGGTGTTGGCGAAAACGGATTTCCCGTTTGCGCCGGTGCCGTAGAGGAAGAACAGCGCGTGCTCGGTGGTCACGCCCGTCAGGCAGTAGCCCGCCATGCGCTGCAGGTAGGATTGCAGTTCGCCGTCCCCGCCCGTGACGGTTTCGAGAAACCCGAGCCAGACCGGGCAAGCGTCGGCGACCGATGCCCCGGCGATGCGAGTCATGAAGAGGCCGGGGTCGTGCAGCAGCGACGCTCCACTACGCAGGTCGACCACGCCGCCGGGCGTGTTCAATAGCCAGGGATCGCGATCCCACGGCTCGGTCGTGGTTGCGTGGCGACGGTCGGAACGGGCAAGCCGCTCCACGGCGGAGACGGTCGCGGCGCTTGAAAGCTTCGCCTTCAGTCGCGCAGAGCCGGCGCGCGACGCCGCCTCGCGGCAGATCATCCGGGCCAGATCGAAGGCCTGCAGCGTCTCCTCGCGCCGCCAGAGCTTGCCCGACCAGGTCAGCCATTGCCCCCAGCCGGCGACGTAGCGCCATGTCTCGGCATGTCGGGCTGCGAAGGTTGCGGCGAGCGCATCCTCGGTGAAGCTCACCGGCACTGGCCCATCATGCCCGCCGCCAGCAGGGCCGCCGCCATCGGGACTGTCATCCTCGTCACCGATCTCGCCGTTGCGGGCGGCGTCGCGTTTCCAGAGGCGCTCGGCTTCCTCGCGCAGCCGATCCTCCGGCCAGGGAGGGGCAACGCGGGCCGCGTTGTAGGAGACGATTTCCTCCCACGCCTGTTCGCGCGGCACGTGGCCTTCGCGGGCACGGCGGATCCAGTAGCCGATCACGCGCGACAGCGCGTCGAACCGGGTGGTGCCATCCACGCCGCCTTCGCGGACCTGGCGGCCGAACAACTCGGTCACGCTGCCGCGCTCGGTGGCGGCCATGTTGAAATCGAGCCCGTTCTCGCTTTCGAGCGGCGGCATCGCGATGATCGCCTCGAGCAGCTCGCCAAGGTCGTGATCGCGAGGATCGTGGTTCAGGATCTGCACCAACCGCCGAAGGCCCTGTTTGGCGTGGATCGATCCCGCCACGCGGATCGGCTGGTGTGCGGACCGAAAGGAAGGATCACCGCCGACCTTCGCGGCGATCATGTGCCGGGCGCGGCAGACCGTGGCGATGTCGTCGCCTTCGGCAGGCTCGGTCAGACGCCAGTAGAGGTGCAGCTTGCGCTGGCCGTCGGCGGTGACACCACCGGACGCGACTTCGAGTGTCGGGCAACCGAGGTGCTGCACAAGATGGTCGCGCTTCGCGCCGATGTCGCCATGGTCGAGATCGACCAGCACCACCTGCGTCTGGACGATGCTCTCCGCACGCGCGTCGCCGGGAGCCGCGACTGTGCCGGGCGCCACGAACAAGGCCATGCCAGCGTCGCTCGCCCATGTCGCCTGAAGCGCGAGTTTCGCGGCTAGCGTGGCGTCCGCTTCGATGAAGGGCACATGCGGCGGGCCATCGCCCGCGCCTTTCTCTGCGAGCGCACGGACCGGCACCCAGCCGTCGCAGTAGCCGAACACCACGTCGGCATAGATCGCGATCATTTCGGCGTCGGGCGCGACGTCGTCGGGCGCGATGGTGTCGGATGGGACCGTCATGCCCAGCACCGTTCCCGCCATGCACAGAAGCGGCATTCGAAGTGGTCGGGGTCGGCCGTGTGGCGGGGAAGAAGTTCGCCGGCATCACAGGCGCGCAGGATCGTCACCGCCTTGTCGCTGGCGGACTGGGCGAGTGCGGCATCGAACGGCACGAGTTCGTGCCAGATTTCGCACGTGTCCTTGTTGATCGCCGTGAAGAACGCGGGCGCCTCGGTCAGGCCGAGATAGGCCTGATAGAGCGCGATCTGCGCGGCGTAGACCGGCTTGGCCTTCCCGACGCCGTGCTTCGCGATCTCGCGCCAGTTCTTGGCGTTGGCCGACTTGCACTCCCAGAGCGCCGGAACCGTCATGCCGTTCGGCGCGGCGACGACCACACCGTCGGCATGCCCCTGGACGCGCCCACCAACGACCGAAAAGCCGAACTGATCGCCATGGCGATTGCGCGTGCGAAGGTCGAACCCGGCCTTGCGCAGCCAGGTGATGGCCAGGTCCTCGAGAACGTGCCCGAGCGCGAAGATCCGCAGGGACTTGCCCGAGAACCCGGCGCCCGAGTCCTTCGGCGTCTTCAGGTATTCGTATTGCAGCCTGCGCTGGCAGATGTCGCCCAGCCGGCTTCCCCCGAGATAGTCGCGTTGGGGACGTTCGGCCTGTTCTGCCACGAGGGCGGTGTCGATGCAGGCATTTGTGGTGTCCGCGAAACTGGGCGGCTTCTCCCGATGGTTGAAGTCGAAACCGGCGCCCATCAGAAAGGCACCTCCGGATCGGGCCGGGGCGCGCTGGTCTGCATCGCCTCCTGGAACCCATCGACGGCGGCCGTCGCGAGTGCGAGCGCCTGTTCTTCGCTGAGATCGGCGAACCGCGTGGTCCATCCGATCTCTGCCATGAGTTCGGCCATGTTGCGGAGGGCGGCGCGCAGGGCTGCCTGTTCGCGTTCGTCGGGATCGATCATGCGCCCACCCCGAGGGAGGGTGACGCTGGCGTGAGGGAATGCGGGATGGCGCGGCGCGCCGGGTAGATGCTGTTCATGGGAGAGCTCCAGATGCTCTCCTCACCTACCGGCGGGGGTGGCGGGCTGTCGGATGGCGCGCACAGAACCTTACGGGAACACAATCTTGTGGCGAGCGAGATTCCTACCTAATCTTGCTGACCGTAACAATTTCAGGAGCAGCGAGGCGGATGCCAGCATTTAACCCAAGGATTTTCAGCAACCCGGATCGCCTCAAGCAGATCGCGCCCGCGCGACTGAAGGCATTTCTTGAGCCTTGGAAGGACTACTTTCAGTCCCGCAAACTCGACCTCGCCGCATGGTCGACAGATGACATGCCGCTCGAAGCCATCGCGGGTGTCCTGATGAATCCGGACGCGTCGGTGCCCGAGGACATGGTCAACGCGCTCTATTACGTGCACGAAACCGCGTCCCATGAGGCGATGGACGAACTGCTCGACCGTGCCGCAGCTGCCGGAATCGAGATCGACAAGGATCACGAGGTCTCGGTAGCCGATGTCTCGGTCCAGATCTGGCTTGCGCAGCCCATGCTGCTGCAGCGCCAGCATGCCGAAACGGTGGCGTTTCAGCGTTCGAATTTCATGTATTTCGCCGGTTCGCGCCCGAAGAAAAAGGCCGCAGAGCTCCCGTCCATCACGGACGCCATTGCGAAAACCATGCAGGACCGGATGGACAACTGGTTCGAGGTGAAGCGACGCGGCCGGAACAGCCGCATATTCGCGTTTCCGCGAGGCGAGAAGATCTGGCTGCTCGTACGGCACGGCATGCCGATGCGCCGGGAAGGCAAGCACCAGGACGACGGTGAAAGCGGGATCGCGTTCTATCGGCCACAACAACATGACGTGCTGATCTACGACAGCGTGACCGACGAGATCGGCGTAAACGCTGGCACCAAGGGCGAGCGGGAACTTTACCTCAAGGTCTTTGGCGAGGCGTTGTTCGGCAGCGAAGATTACTTCGATCGTTCCGAGCGTTACACGCTGGATCCGCTGCGCGAACTCGGTCCGGATTCGATGGCCCATGGCGATGTCGAGGGTATTGCCGGCGTACGTTTCGTGGAGTTTGGCCGTCGCTGGCCGGGGAAGATCTCCGAAATGGAGATCCGCAAGTGCGAGGATCTGTTCAAGTCGTTTGACGAGAATTGGGAGAAACGGCTTTCTGGCGGCTCGTTCACGCACGCGACTTTCAAGTTTGCGTTCAAGGACAGCAAGAAGGAGCGGTCCGTGACGATCAGGCCGGCGAACATCGCAAGGTATGAACGGGACTCGGACGAAGAAGTCATCGAGGCCTGGCTCAAGGCGCGCGGGTTCTGGGCGATTCCGGCAAGGGCGGATGGCGATGAGGATTTCGAAGTTTTGGAAGACGCTTGACGCGCTGACCGACGCAGCGACCGACCGGCGCGAGTGGGCCAGCCTGTTGGGCGATGAATTCGGCTGCGTGGTTGTCAACGAGCCCGGCTGTCCTCTGCCACTGGTGCGATCGACCGGAACGCCAGCGACGAGCATCGCCTGTCCTTCACCGGGCGGCGAGGGTTGCCCCCGCCGAGTCGTGCACCACGAGGACGGCACCATCCGCGCAGTCTGTGGTGACAGCCCCAAGGCCTGCTCCGATCTCGACCTGAACAAGAACGACATCATGATCTACGGCCTCGACCGTGTCGGGTTGGCGCGCAGCATCGCCGCAGCATTCGACCTGTCCGACCGTCCTGCAAGTTTCGACCGTCGACCGGTCTTCAGGATAGGCTCACATGATGTGTTTGCAGGCCGGGGTTTTCCTGTCTTCCTGACGGTGCCGGGGCCGCTTGCACGCGAGGACGTGGCGCAATTTGACGAGTTGATTGCCCACCCGGGACCCAAACTACTGCTGGCCCCGACCTCGTCATCAATCCCGCCGCAACTTGCCGCCGCTCTGGATCGCGAAGGCGTCGTACGCATGGCGCTTGAGGATCTGGTCCACCTTGATGACCGCGGGCAATTGCAGCCTTGCCAGCCATCGACCGTCGTGTTCGCCGATCTCCGCGCACAGATTGCGAGCGGGATGGATAACGCAGTGTCCAACCTTGCGTGGGCGCTGCCGAAAGACGCGCGATGGGAAGAGATCGGAATCCGCTTCGTTGCGGATGAAGTCGTCAATGTCAGCTTCCGCAGCGAGACCCGAAGGTTCGAGCCTGATGGTCTCGGGATGAAGAGCGCTAAGGACGGCAAGCCCAAAGCGGCGTGGACTTACCTGAAGGCGTTCGCGATGCAGGGCGGCAGGCTCCCCGTCCATCATGCCAAGAGCGCCGAGACCTCGAGGCACCAGAAGCAGAAGCAGGCGCTGTCCAAGGCGCTGCGTGCCGCCTTCGGGATCGCCGACGATCCGCTGCCCACGGTCGGGGCCGAGTATGTCGCCCGTTTCGTGGCGAATGCTGACGACCTCCAGCAAGGCAGACAAGGCCAGTCCCGACGAAAATTCGCTGACTGACCTCAACAATTTCTTCGAAAAAGTTCGCCGCTCAAGCCGCTGAAATCCAACCCGGGTTTCAGCGGCTTCTCTTTGTGCTGAGCCCGCCAAGGCCGCCGCTCCAACGAATTTTCGCCGGTCCCGGTCACTCGGGCCGCGTGCCCGTCCACCTGGACGAAGGCGAAACTTCATGGAGCGTTTCCACCCCATTTGCGACGCGCGCTCGCGCGTCTCCCGCAACATCATCATCCGGGCCGAACGACTTGCTCGATCAGGTTCGGTCCCCGGCATGGACGCCGAGGACATCAAGCAGGACCTGCGTCTGCACCTCTATCGCCGAGATGACAGGTTCGACCCCTCCCGCGGTCAGTACGACACGTTCGCAGACCGCGTTCTGGCGAACCGCATCGCCACGCTGGCCGCGCCGACCGAACGCCTTCGGGCCGAGCGGGCGTGGGTCGACTTCGAGACTCCGTCCGAGGGTCGCGGCGATGACGAGACGCTGCCGCTCGCGGAGACCCTGCCTGACAGTGTGGCGCTGCACGCCGCCGTCGCGCGTGCACCGGACGAGGCGTTGGGGCTGGTCCGCGATGTCCGGCGCCTTCTCGCAGGGCTGACACCGACCTGCAGGGATGTCGCGCTGGCGCTGATCGACATGTCGCCGACGGAGGCAGCCGAGGCCCTCGGGATCCATCGCAGCACAGTCTACGCCCGGCTCGGCACGATCCGGAAGGCGGCCGAGGCGCTTGATCTCGCGGCATATCTCGGTGCCGCCCCGACAGTCTCGGAGGCCCGCCGGTAGGTGACAACAGGACCGGCGATGACCCGGTTCCACCAAGTTTCATGCCGGGCCCTCGGAGGAATGCAACACCCCCACGCGGGGAAACACTCCGACCGCAAGCTCCAGGGCGGCGTCAGGCCCGGCAGCAGTCTTCCCGACGATCCCTGGACACCAACCGACGAAACCACGGAGCACCACCATGTTCACGACTTCCCCCCTGAAACGCCTGCGCCAGTCGAGCTGGATGGAGGCGATCCCCGACACGATCAACGTTCCGGCCCTGTCTGACAGGCCGAATCGCGCGGTGCAGATCGAGCGCGCCACCGTGGACGACATCGAGTTCGCGCTTGTCGCCCTGGCGCGGCAGCAGTCCGAGCTCTACCGGCTGACGAGTGCGCTTGGCGACGTGTTGAAGATGTCGCGCCGCCAGGGCGCCTGTGGCGCGGACATCGCCATTTCGGCCGCAGTGCGGGATCTGGAGGGCGGCAAGTGAGCGCTCCCTTCGGCGGCGGGCCGCTCCGCATCATCACGGCCGACGAACGCCTGCGCGAGGCACGCGGCATCAAGGGGGTGCTCACGGGCACCTCCGGCATCGGCAAGACCACCCAACTGCTGACCCTCGATCCGCAGCGAACGCTTTTCCTGAACCTCGAGGCGGGCGAGCTGGCCGTGCAGGGCTGGCCTGGCGATGAGGTCCGCATCCGCGACTGGGAGGTCGCCCGCGATCTCGCCGCCTGGATCGGCGGCGCCAACCCGGCGATGCGGGACGACCAGTCCTATGGGCCCGGGCACTTCGCGCGGGTCTGCGCGGCCTTCGGTCCCGCTAGCCAGCTCGACAAGTACGACACCGTATTCGTTGACAGCATCTCCGTCGCCTCGCGCATCTGTTTGCAGTGGTGCAAGGGCCAATCCCAGGCGCAGTCCGACCGCACCGGCAAGCCCGATCTCCGCGCGACCTACGGGTTGCTCGGCCAGGAAATGATTGGCTGGCTCACGCATCTGCAACACACACCCGCCAAGAACATCTGGCTGGTCGGTCTGCTCGACCGCAAGCTCGACGACTTCGGCAAGCCTTTCTTCTCGATGCAGATTGAGGGGTCGAAGACCGGCCTCGAATTGCCCGGCATCGTCGACGAAGTCGTGACCCTGACCGAACTGCGCCCCGAGAAGGGTGACCCCTTCAGGGCATTCATCTGCACCACCATCAACGATTTCGGCCTGCCTGCGAAGGACCGCAGCGGCCGATTGTCGATGATCGAGCCTGCCCATCTCGGGCGGCTCATGGCGAAGATCCGTGGTCCGCGCCCCGATGGCGCTGCCCGCCTGAACTTCGATCTGCCCGCGGCCGCCACCGCACCCAATCCCCCGACGACGAAAGGAGCATGACAATGGCGAGCGACATGGATTTCAACGGCGCGGACACTCAGGACGCCGCTTTCGACCTCATCCCGGCCAACACCCTGGTCAAGGTCTGCCTCACCGTCCGCCCGGGCGGCGCGGGCCCTGAAGGCTGGCTTACCCAGAGCAAGACGAGCCCGGCCCTCTACCTCAACACCGAGGCAGTCGTGATGGAGGGGCCGTTCGCGCGGCGTCGCATCTACACGCGCATCGGCTTTCGCGGAAAGGCTGCGGGCGGTCCCGGCGACGACACCTACGGCAACCGCGGGCGCGCCATGATCCGCGGCATCCTCGAATCCGCCCGCGGCGTGCGTGCCGATGACCAGTCTAACGCCGCCCGCGCCGCGCGGATGATCCGCAGCCTCGGCGAGTTGAGCGGGCTGGAGTTCGTGGCGCGCATCGGCATCGAGCGCGACAAGGACAAGCCCGACGACACCGGGCGAAACGTCATCAAGGCCGCGCTCGGCGCCGACCATGCCGAATACGCTCGGGTGATGGGCAGCGTACCCCAGCCGCCGCAGCAGGGTCAGTTCACCGCCTCGGGCCCGCAGCTTGCAGGCAACGGCACGGGTCAGTCGGGCGCGCCGTCCTCCGGCTCCGCGCCCTTCTGGGCACGCTGAGGGGGACGGCCATGATTCCGCGCGACTATCAAAGGGCGGCGGTCGATGCCGCCCGCGACCGCACCGCCGCACATGGCAATACCATGCTGGTGCTGCCCACCGGGGCGGGAAAGACCGCCATCGCCGGTTTCTACATCGGCGAGGAACTGGAGCACCGCAGACACGACCGCGTCCTGGTGCTGCAGCACACCGACGAGTTGATTGATCAGAACCGCAGCGCCATCGGCGCTGTCACCGGACTGGCCACCTCGGTGGTCAAGGCCGAGCAGGACGACTGGGAGGGCCGCATCGTCTTCGGAAGCGTCCAGACCCTGGCGCGCGCCAACCGGCGCGAGCGGATGGCGCCGGTCTCGCATCTCGTCATCGACGAATGCCACCGCTCCGCGGCGCAAAGCTATCAGTCCATCATCGACGAGGCCCGGGCGCTCAATCCGGAGATCAAGCAGCTCGGGCTCTCGGCCACGCCGGGTCGCGGCGATGGCCGCAGCCTGCGCCGCACCTTCAGCAATGTCGGCTATCACCTCAAGATCGGCACGCTGATCGGTCGCGGTCTCCTGGTGCCACCGCGCACCTACACCATCGATCTCGGCGTCGAGGACGAACTGGCGGGGCTGGGCGCCACCGCGGGCGATTTCGACATGCGCGCGGCAGACAAGGTGCTGAACCGCTCGGTGCTGAACGAGGCCGTCGTCGAACACTGGCAGGCGAAGGCAGCGGACCGGCGCACCATCTTCTTCTGTGCGACGGTCGACCATGCCGATGCGGTTGCCGAGGCATTCCGCACGGCCGGCATCACGGCCGAGACGATCTCGGGCGAGATGCCATCGCGGACGCGCGCCGACCTTATCGCCCGGTTCGACCGGGGCGAGGTGCAGGTGCTGACGAACTGCATGGTCCTGACCGAAGGTTTCGACAGCCAGCCTGTCGGCTGCATCGGCATCCTGCGCCCCATGCTGCACAAGGGCACCTTCATCCAGGCAGTCGGTCGCGGCCTGCGGCGGGTCGATCCCGCGCGTTTCCCAGGCATCGTGAAAACCGACTGCATCGTGCTCGACTTCGCGGGCGCAGCGCTCCGGCACGGGTCGCTCGAACAGGAGATCACCCTCGACGAGGACGATCCTGAGCCCGGCCAGGCACCGTGGAAACTGTGCCCGACCTGTGAGGCCGAATTGCCGCTTGGAGCATCGGTCTGTGATTTCTGCGGTCACGTCTTCACGCGGGAACGGGCAGAGGCCCGACTGCTGACCGCCTTCGACATGATGGAGATCGACCTGCTGGAGCGGTCCCCGTTCGCCTGGTGCGATCTGCATGGCGACGGCCAGGCGATGATGGCGAGCGGGTTCAATGGCTGGGCCGGGGTGTTCCATGATGGCGCGCTCTGGCACGCGCTCGGACAGCCGAAAGGCAGGGCGATCCGGCCGCTCGCCATCGGCACCCGGGTGCAGGCGCTCGCCGCCGCCGACGATTTCCTGCGCGCGACCGAGACAGGGACAGCCTCGATCAAGAGCCGTCGCTTGCTGAACGACCCGGCGACGATGAAGCAGATGGACCTGCTGCAGCGCGCGGGGCACGAGGCCAACGGGCTGGATTTCAGCCTGTCGAAATACGCCGCCAACTGCCATCTGAACTTCCGTTGGAACCGCGGCGCGATCACCGCCGCCGTTCTTGGCCGTGCGGATCGGTCAGCCGCATGAAACGCCCCAATCCGCTCCCGCCCGACCAGATGACGCCCGCAGAGCGCCGCACCGAGCTGTGCGGCCTGCTGGCGCTCGGGCTGGTTCGTTTGAGGATGCGGGAGATGGGCAAAGTATCTGACGATACTGGAGAAAGTTGCCTACACTATCCGCCCGACCAATGCCGTCATGCAACTCCAACTCACCGGAGAGATGCATGAACAAGCCCGATCCCATCCCGGCGCGCCTGGCCGCGCTCAAGACCACGCCGACGCCGGCGCTGAAGCAGCAATGGCGCGACCTGTTCGACAGCGAGCCGCCGCCCTTCAACCGGCGCTACTTGGAATCCCGCCTGGCCTACCGCATCCAGGAACTCGCCTATGGCGGGCTGAAACCGGAGACGATCCGGCGGCTGGAAAGATTGGGCGAAGAACTGGACGGCGGCGACAAGAAGAAGCGGGGCATCCGCGCCGATCGCGACCGTCCGATCACCGGCACGCGGCTGCTGCGCGAGTGGCAGGGCGTCGAGCAGATCGTCACCGTCACCGCCGATGGCTTCGAATGGCAGGGGCGGCCGTACAAATCGCTGTCCGCCATCGCACGGGCCATCACCGGCACGCGCTGGAACGGCTGGACCTTCTTCGGGCTCAAGAACCACAGGGGGCGGACATGACGAAGCCGCCCGAAAAATCGAAAGTCGTCAGCAAGCTGCGCTGCGCGGTTTACACCCGGAAATCCTCCGAGGAAGGGCTGGAGCAGGAGTTCAACAGTCTCCACGCTCAACGCGAGGCCTGCGAGGCATACATCGCCAGTCAGCGTTCCGAGGGCTGGGTGCTGGTCCGCGATCAGTATGACGACGGCGGCATCTCGGGCGGGACGCTGGAGCGCCCCGGATTGAAGCGGCTGCTGGAGGATATCGAGGATGGGCTCGTCGACGTGGTTGTCGTCTACAAGATCGACCGACTCAGCCGCTCTCTCGCCGACTTCGCCAAGCTGGTCGAGGTGTTCGACCGAAACGGCGTGACCTTCGTCTCCGTCACCCAGTCCTTCAACACGACCACGTCCATGGGCCGGCTGACGCTGAACATTCTGCTGTCCTTCGCCCAGTTCGAGCGCGAGGTGACGGCTGAGCGAATCCGCGACAAGGTCGCCGCCAGTCGGAAGAAGGGCATGTGGATGGGCGGTGTGCCGCCCTTCGGCTACCGCGTCGAGAACAGGAAGCTGGTGGTGGACGAAGAGCACGCTGAGCACGTTCGCTGGGTCTTCGACCGCTTTCTCGAGATCGGGTCCTGCACGGAACTGGCGCGGGAAGTCGGCACGCGCGGCCTCCGGACGCCGCGCGGCAACCGGATCGACAAGAAATACATCTACCGCATGCTCAGCAACCGCGCCTACATCGGCGAGGCGGTCCACAAGGGCGACAGCTATCCCGGCGAGCACGACGCCATCATCGATCCCGAGATTTGGGACCGCGTCCACGCCATCCTGCAGGAGAGCCCCCGCAAGCGCGCCGCCCGCACCCGCGCCGAGACGCCCGCGCTGCTGAAGGGCCTGCTGTTCGGACCCGACGGCGCGGCATTCTCGCCGACGCATACTCGGAAGGGGGATCGTCTCTACCGATACTATGTCAGTCAAATCGTGCTGAAGCATGGTGCTGGTTCGTGTCCGGTCGGCCGCGTGTCTGCGGGCGAGATCGAGGCCGCCGTGATCGGCCAGCTTCGCGCCGTGTTCCGCCAGCCCGAGATCGTGGCGGGCACATGGAAGGCGGCGCGTGCCCACGCCAACGACATCATCGAGTCCGACGCCCGTGCGGCCCTGCAGCAGCTCGACCCGCTGTGGGACGAACTGTTCCCCGCCGAGCAGGCGCGCATCGTGGCGCTGATGGTCGAGCGCGTGGATATCGGCACGGACGGATTGAACGTCCGGCTGCGCGTCGACGGCCTCGGCGGCCTCGCGCGAGAGATGTTGGCTGGAAACATGGGAGCGGCTGCATGACCTGCGGCACGCCGATCCCCGAGACGGTGACGCTGCACGTCCCGTTCCGCATCGTGAAGCGTGGCGGGCGGAAAGAAATGCAGATGCCCGAGGGCGCCACGCAACCGCGCCGGACCGACAACTCGCTGGTCAAGGCGCTGGCGCGCGCGTTTCGATGGAAGAGGATGCTCGAATCTGGGGAGTTCGCCACCATCGCCGAACTGGCCGAGCGCGAGGGGATCGCACCTTCCTACATGACCCGCCTCCTGCGCCTCACGCTGCTCGCGCCCGACATCGTCGAGGCGATTCTGGACGGCACACAGGGCCCGGAGGTGACACTGGCGCGGGTGCTGGTGCCGGTTCCGGTGGAGTGGTCCGAACAGAGGGGACACCTTCTTTGAGGGACGAACCCAGTTCGGCTACGGTGTGTTGCCTTGCACGCAGGAGCGGTGCAGCCGAGAAACACTCTCAAGAAGAGGATCAGATATCGACAAGCCGACCAACTTGGTGCACTCTGGTGCGAAAGGGTGCGAAATGAGCAGGACCGTTAAAAAGAGACGCTTTTCGATCTCGCTCGAGGTGGATGACTACGATGCTTTGCGCGCACTGGCCGAGGGTCACCGCCCGCCACTTTCACTGCAATACGTAGTGAATGTTGCCGTCAAAGATCTGCTTGAAAAGCACGCTGCGCGCCAACTCACTCTTCCCCTGGACAAATAGGACATGGGAAATCTGAAATTCGCAGATTTGTTTGCAGGCTTGGGTGGGTTCCATCAAGCTCTTGAGGGGCTCGGCCACACATGCGTGTTTGCCTCTGAGCTCAATAGTGGGCTCGCCGACCTTTACGAGAAGAACTTCGGCATTCGTCCTCATGGCGACATCCGCGAAGCGATTGGGGATGTGCCGCCCCACGACATTCTATGCGCTGGGTTCCCGTGTCAGCCGTTTTCGAAGGCAGGCGATCAACTAGGTTTTGATTGTCCGCAATGGGGCGACTTGTTCAACTATGTCCTAGAGATTCTCGACACTCACAAGCCTGCCTACTTGCTTATCGAGAACGTGCCTAACCTATTGCGGCACGATGGAGGTAAGACATGGGAAAAAATCAAGGCACGACTTGAGGAATTGGGGTACACGGTCGACAAGCAAAAGCTCTCACCCTTCATGTTTGGCGTGCCGCAGGTGCGAGAGCGCGCAATAATCGTTGGGGCGAGGGCGGGCTTAGACCACTTTTCTTGGCCTGAGCCAACTCACCAACTCGATCAAGTCACAATCCGGAGCGTCCTTGACGAGAATCCGAAGGAAGCACGGCCATTAGGTCCTCGATTTATTGAGTACCTTGAGACTTGGCAGGCGCTCATTGATGCGCTGCCGAAAGACGCCCACCTGCCTTCCTTCCCAATATGGGCGATGGAGTTCGGAGCAACTTATCCCTATCATGATCAGACCCCGCACGCGATCGGCTTCGATAACATTACAGCCTTCAATGGTGCACTGGGGCGGTCTCTCAAGGGCATGAACGGCGAAGAGGTAAAAAAGACTCTTCCTGCGTACGCAGTAGATGAGGTCACCAGCTTTCCCGATTGGAAAAAGAATTTCATTCGGCAGAACCGTGAATTCTATATCCGGCACAAGGCCGTAATTGATCCATGGCTTCCAAGTATAACGGATTTCGCTCCGAGCTTCCAAAAGCTTGAGTGGAACTGGAAGGGCGGCCCACGCGATCTTTGGCAAGCAGTCATTCAGTTTCGAGCATCCGGGATTAGGGCAAAGCGTCCGACCGCTGCACCGTCGCTCGTCGCCCTCACAACAAGTCAGGTACCGGTCATTCCTTGGGAACGCCGGTACATGACAATGCGTGAATGCGCACGCCTCCAGAGCATGGGACAGTTGAAGCATCTCCCAGAGAATCAGACTGCGGCGCACAAGGCGCTTGGCAACGCCGTGAATGTCGAAGTCATCGCAGCCGTCGCTGCTGCTTTATTGCCTAGGCCAGAGTTCAGCAGCGAACAGCAGACTCCTCCTCTAGCGCGGAATGTTGGGGACGGGCAAACTGCTCAGGAGCTCATACCGGCGGCCTAAGTGTTTGAACTTTGAAAGAGGGGCCGCCAATTGTCGGTGAACACAGTCGATATTCGTCCTGGGGTTAGCGTCCTCGCAGTACTGCGCCACCTGAACTACAAGCCATGGTATGCGCTTGCTGAGTTCGTTGATAATGCCGTCGAGAGTTTTTCGCGTCATCGTGACACTCTGCGGCAGCATCAGGGCGAAGGCTGCAAGCTCGTGGTCAACATAGACGTCGATACGACATCTCCCGCACGTATCTCTATTCGCGACAACGCAGCGGGCATCGCGATTTCTGAGTTCGGACGCGCCTTTCGCGCTGCAGCGATTCCGGCTGATCGGACTGGCCTGGCGGAATTTGGAATGGGCATGAAAAGTGCTGCCTGCTGGTTTGCACCAAAATGGCAGGTGCGTACGTCAGCCTTCGGAGAGCCACTGGCACGCACAGTGCGTTTCGAGATTGAAAATATTGTTAACGATGAAATCGAAGAACTCGAGATTGAGGAAGAACCGGAGGCGGTCGACCATCACTACACCGAGATAATCTTAGAGAATATTTTCCACATTCCGGTTGGACGCACTGTAGGAAAACTCAAGGAGCACCTGACTGACATCTACCGTGTGTTTATTCGAGACGGAGTTCTGGAACTCCGCTTCAACGGCGATGTGCTTGCTCCCCAGCAGACCCCAATCCTGGAAGCACCGTACTTTCGCGACACGGATGGCCCAGCAAAGCTCTGGCGCAAGGAGATTCAATTCGATTTCGGGGATGGCCTGTCTGTTCATGGCTTCGCAGCTTTGCGCGAGACTGCGAATACCGCCAAGGCTGGCTTCTCGTTGTTCCGGCGTGGACGTGTGATCCAAGGCAGTGGGGACGAGGGGTACCGACCAGCTTACATCTTCGGAAGTTCAAACAGCTATCGTTACCAGCGCCTTTTTGGCGAGCTTCATCTCGACGGATTTGAAGTTAGCCACACCAAAGACGGCTTCCGGTGGGATGACAATGAGCAACCCTTCCTCGAATTGCTTCGTGACCACCTAGACAGTGAAGAATTGCCTTTGCTAAAGCAAGCTGAGGGTTATCGTGTGCGCATCGCTCGCACACAACTGTCCAACTCTGCAACGCTAGCGGTCGACAACACTGCGCGTGCGATCCAAGAACGGCTGCCCACGGCCCTGCCATCGATTTCAGATGCCCCACCGGTCGACACACCGGACGAGGAAGCACCTCACGCCGGTACGCTAGCACGCAAGCAACTTGAGATCCGCTTCCGCGATAAGGATTGGCGCATCAATATCGAGCTGACAGAAGACCCATCTGAGAGTCAGTGGCTTGTTCTGAGCGACGCAGCCGCTTCGACCGAGCAGCCACGGAGCCTCGATATCAGGGTCTCGATGGTGCATCCATTCATGGTGCGCTTTGCTCAGTCTGACAGTGAGGACGTGGAGGCTCTATTGCGAGTGGCAGCAGCGCTTGCGCTGGCCGAGGTGCTAGCCCGAGACTCAGGGGTCCGCCATGCGGGCACGATTCGGCGCAATGTAAATGACCTCATTAGACAAGCGTTCTCCGATGCTTAAGCAAAAGGTGATCCATGAGTGAAGATACGCCAATGATTGTCGAGCCAGTTGGAGATGATGCACGGGGTGGTCGCTGGCAGCCCGTTGTTGGTCCGGAGACACATGAATTTCTTGATCACGTCGTACCGGAGGCCAGTCGCGACAATGTGCGGGATGCTGCTGTCTCGATTCTCGCACACGGGCCGTCTCCGGTAGGTGGTGTCGGCGTCGAGACGGGCCTGGTCGTTGGCTATGTTCAGAGCGGCAAGACGATGTCGTTCGAAGCGGCTGCGACCCTCGCGCGGGACAACGGGTTCCAAATGGTCATTATTGTGGCCGGAACTTCGAATCCACTACTTGAGCAATCGACGGGGCGGGTTCGCCGCGATCTGCGGCTCGACGACCCCGATCGCGCACGTAGTTGGATACATTTCCAGAATCCTGAACGCGACGATTCGACTATTCAAACCTTGCGCGACGTTTTTGAGGATTGGCGAGACCAAGGTACGCCGAACGACTACAAGCTAACAATTTTGGTCACCGTGCTGAAGCATCATCGACGGCTTGGCAACCTGACGGAACTACTGGATGCCGTTGGTATGAATGGTGTGCCAGTGCTTATCATCGACGATGAAGCCGACCAGGCCAGTCTAAACATGGAAGTTGCGCAGGGAGAGGAAAGTACCACATACCAACGGCTTATGGAGCTTCGCGGCGTCCTGCCACTGCACAGTTATCTGCAATACACTGCAACGCCCCAGGCCCCCCTTCTGATCAGTATAGTAGACTCGCTCTCTCCGAATTTTGTCGAAGTGCTTACGCCGGGCGAAGCTTATGTGGGAGGACGTGATTTCTTTGGGAACAATCAAAGCCTCGTACGCACGATCCCTCCTGCCGATGTGCCGACCAATGCCAATCCGCTGCCGGAGCCGCCCGAGTCGCTGCTTGAAGCGCTCCGGATCTTCATGGTTGGGGTCGCGGTTGGTCTTATGCAGGGCGGAAATCGCGGGAACCGTTCGATGCTTGTGCATCCGTCGCACCGAACGGCACAGCATCAGGAATACTACAACTGGGTCCGGGATATCTTCGATGAGTGGAAGCGCGTTCTTGGCTTACAGGACGCCGATCCTGACAAGCAGGAACTCATCGAGGAACTGCGTCTAGCTTATGAGGATTTGGCGCAAACTGTTGAAGGCGATCTTCCGCCATTTGCTGAATTGGCCGCAACGTTCCGTTTTGCCTTTCGGCGCACGAGACTCCTGGAAGTTAACGCGAGGGGCGGACGTACACCGGACGTCGACTGGGGTAGCGCCTATGGTTGGATCCTTGTCGGCGGACAAGCGATGGATCGTGGCTTTACGGTCGAAGGTCTTACAGTCACCTACATGCCGCGCGGGATTGGGGTCGGCAATGCTGACACGGTTCAGCAGCGGGCACGCTTTTTTGGCTACAAGCGTAGCTATCTTGGATTTTGTCGTGTTTATCTAGAACAGGGTACGCACCGCGCCTTCGAGCGATACGTTCAGCACGAAGAGGATATGCGGCGTCAGCTCGAAGGGATTCGGGACCAAGGGCGCTCGCTCAATGAATGGAAGCGCGCATTTCTGCTAGATAGGGCTCTTCGGCCCTGCCGCCAAAACGTACTTGAGTTCGACTATATCCGCGGGCGGTTTTCTGACGACTGGGTTGCACCACGCGTAGTTCTCGCGAGCGACTCTGTCATTCAGGCTAACCGCCAGACGGTCGCGGAATTTCTCGCAGCGACTCAGTTTCTACCGGATGCCGGTCATCCGGACCGGACGGACACACAGCGCCATGAAGTCTCAACCAACCTGTCGCTTCGCGGCGTTATGGAGCAGTTGCTGATCCCAATGCGGATTACCAGCTCGAGGGACTCTCAGCAGATCACCGGCCTTCTTTTGCAGCTTAGTCGTGCATTAGAAAATGATCCGGATGAACGCTGTACAGTCTACAGAATGAGTCCAGGCACCGGGCGCGAGCGTGGTGTCGATGGTGGAGGTGAAGTTACCAACCTGTTCCAAGGCCAGGCACCGGTGCACCCGATTGAGCGGCGTGGGGAGGTATATCCGGGCGACCGTGCCATTAGAGGAGATGGTGAGGTGTCAGTACAGATTCACACGCTTGATCTGACGCGAGGCGGGGCGGTTGTGCAGCGCGACGTTCCAGTGTTGGCTGTTTGGGTTCCTGCCCGCCTGGCTGTTGGCTGGATCAATCAGGACCAGCCCGCGCAGGTCCTATGACAGGCGGGACGCTGTTCACGATGTTTGAGGGGGTGACGGTCCCTCACAGCGAGAATTCGGAAACCCCGATCTTTGCAGTCAGGTGTGCACCCGGTCATGATGGCTACTTCGTCGGAAGGGATGTCATCGGCCAAGCTTGTTTGCTTGTGGAGACGCAAGATGAACCGGGGCGCAAGCCTCCGCCGATCCGGCTGGAAAGTCTCGATGCGCAGTTCGAACTCGAATGCCAGGTTTCAAATGCCGACAGTACTACAAGGTTAGGACTGTTCACGGTCATAAGGTGCCGGTCGCCTGAAACTGAGACCATTCGGTATTTTCTATCTGTTTGCAGCGTCATTATGCGGCATTTGGGCTCTGAACCTTCGCGAGCCAACTTGGCGGCAGCGGTTCGCCGGATAGCCTCTATCTTTCAGAGCATCAAAAAGCCGCCAGTACGTTCGCTCACTGGCCTATTCGGCGAACTGTTTGTAATTTCACGAAGCCGTTCGCCAATGCGGACCGTTTCTGCATGGCGAGTGGATGAGATGTCGCGTTTCGACTTTTCTGTAGGAGATATCCGCATCGATGTGAAGACTAGCGCGGGCCGGGCCCGCAAGCACATCTTTGCGTACGACCAGTGCAACCCTCCGAGGAACACTCATGCGGTCGTCGCGTCACTCATGGTTGAGCGCGTTCCTCGCGGGGTGTCCATCGACGATCTTGTTGGGTCTATTGAAGCACGCCTCGCTGGAGATCCAGAGTTGGTTCTAAAGCTGCATGATATCGTGGCCTCCACACTCGGTGCGGAACTCACGACGTCATTGCGTGTGACATTCGACAACCGTCTCGCCGAAAGCTCTCTACAGTTTTTCGACCTTCGGACGATCCCAGCGGTGCGAGACCCAATTCAACCGAGAGTATCGGACGTTCGCTTCGCAGTCGATCTTTCAGGACTTCCGCCACTGAGTTTTCAGGAATTGACCGATCAGGATCCCTACTTCTGGGACTTTCTTCCAGCTGAGTGA